GCCGGACTGGCGCAGATCGACGAGCGCGGCTTCGTCGAGCGCGTTCGGCAGGATCTCGTGAAGGAGAATCCGGCGTTTGCCGATGACGGCGGCTTGTCGTCCCGCCTATGGACCGCGTATCGCGCCGCACGCGCGCTCGGCATCGAGCGGGACGAGAACGTCGTCGCGCTCCTGAGGCTCGAGGCGTACGCGCCGGGTTTCTACGAGAAGCCCGCGACGAAGGCTTGGCTCATGCGCCCCGGCCGCTCGGCCGACGCGCGCTTTCATGACTATCTACGCGTCATCAAATGGCGTATCGAACATCCGGACGGAGGGCTGGAACATGGCGGGATTGGTATTTCCGGTAATAGAAGCGGCGGCGGTGGAGCTTGGGCCGATCTTGGCGCGCGTTGGCGTCGCCTTGTTGGGCGGCGCGACGGTGGCGGGAACGGCGAGTCTGTCGGGTGATACGCCGAAGGAGGACAGCAAGGCGACGCCGGATGTACGGGCATTGCCGCGCACCGGTGAAAGCTGCAAAAAATGTCCGCCAGAAGCAGGCACACGTGTACGTCGAAATCACGGAGTAAACTGGAATTCGTACCGCTATCAAGCACGCATCACCGGTTTCCCATTTGATACCGAAGCCTGCCGTTGGAGCGAAGAATGGCGCTGGTTGGGGGTTGACTTTGATGGGTTCCAGCCAGGCGAATGCCTGCTTCAGGAGACAAAGGGCAACTACGACCAGTTTCTCGACGGCTCCATACCGAAAGCGGATCAGTGGTTTGATGGGTTCAGAAGCATGCAGGATCAAATCATTGCGCAAGGCACCGTCGTGCGCGCCAATCCCCCCGCACGTCTGATGTGGTACTTTGCGACGCCGCTTGCTCAAAAAAAGATGGCCACGGCGCTTGCTCGTATGGGTATTCCGTCCGTCTATCAACCGTGATCGAACATGGAAATCAATACGATGTTCCGGGACACGACTCTGTCGTCCCGTGACTATGAAGAGATGCTCGCACGTGAATCGCGACTCGTCGACTTGCTATCGACGAAAAGTCCGACAATGGCGCGTGCCAATTGGCGCGTGACGGGCGACACTCTAGAAGAGGCAAATAGCTACCCTGCCTTTGAGGCCGATGGAGCACCGTCCAGGCCCGCGCTCGCGGTCTTGACAGAGCGAGGTCGCGGAAACAAACACGGTGTGTCGCATGCTGCGATCTGGAACGCCGCAACGAGCGCCGAGGAAGGTGCGTCAATCTCTTGCCACGTATCGGACGCGAAGGTGCTTCCCGATACGTTGAGCGTGAGTTTGCGCGTGCCGGGCTGTTACGCCACCGCAGACGATTTTGCCGATGTGATCAAGGCGATCGTCGCCGCATTCCATCCCGCCGTAATAGAAGCATCACCAGACGGGTATTTCGAAAAACAGGTCTTCGATGACAAGCCCGGCGTTGGCTGGATGCTGTACCTACCGAAGATCATCACGCAACAACAGGTTCCGGAAGCACACGCCCTGATACCTGTTCCGGAGGCAGGCAAGCGCCAGACCGGCACGATCATCGTCAGCGTCACGGACGCCCCGTTCTCGGTCGACAATCCCGAGCACGTCGCGATCGCGAACCGCATCGAGATCCGGCTCGTCGATCAAGACTTGCTCCCCGCCTACGTCGATATCTGAAGCTGAACCCGCCGGCGCGATTACCGCGCCGGCCGCACGCGTCCAAACAATCCGACTGGCTCCGCCGAGTCGCCCCAAAGTAATCCGCTCGCGGCGCTCGACGCCCTTTGCGCCGCCGACCGTATACTGAATCGGCACGCTCTCGATATGAAAGCCCGCGAATACGCGCCGGATTTCAGGATGGTCATTGAGGCTGACGATCGCCCGCCCCCTTGATCGACCGCAGCCGCTCGGCGATCTTCTCGTATTCCGCGAACGGAAACGCAACGCCGTACCCTTCGGTCTCGAAGTACGGCGGATCGAGGTAGAACAACGCGTACGGCCGATCGCAACGATCAATGGACGTCGCCCAATCGAACCGCTCAATGTACGCATTCGCGAGGCGAATGTGAGAAATGTGAGCCGCCGATAGCTCCCACCCATACGCAATAGATTCAGGCGCGGGCAAACCTGCGCCGCAGCCTTCGTATCACGAACAGTCGAATTCCGCACGCCCTTGGCGCGCCCTCGACATAGACCTCTGCGCGTGCAACCACCAGCCGGTGTCTTTCTGACGGCGCCCTGCGTAGCCCCCTGCGTAACTTATGCGCGGCGAGACGTAGTTCAGCGTGACGATTGGGAGGGAAGGGGCAGGCTCAAAAAGCAATGCAAGCCATTGAAAACGCATGCCTTGTGGTGCTTTATCGTGCCGTATGAAGATGCTGTTTGGTGCGTGAGGCCGGACTCGGTGAGTTAGTGGCGACGGGCATCCCGAGAGTTCATGGGGAATTTTTGGGAAGCGCCGCTGTCATCCGGATCTGGACTCAAAATTGTCACCTATTCACTGTCCGGAATCACCGCATCATCCCCGATCGTCGCCGTCAGCGCATTGTCGCAATGCCCCCGGCTGATCCGATCAAGCGCGCGGCAAAGCACGCAGCCCCACCGGCGCCCGGCATTGCGCGCCTTCGCGGCGCGCTCGCTGATCGTCTCATTCGGCGAACCGCCGAAAATGGTGTTCACGGCTTCATCAAGCAGCACGGCGAAATTCAGCAGATATCGACCGATTTTGCTCATCTCGGCACCTTCGGGCAATTCTTCGCGACAGCGAGATCGTGCGCAAGGATCTGTTGTTTCGTTTCTAGCGTATCTTCCGGCACTGCGGTGATCGGCTTCACCCAACTGCATGCAGTGTCGACGACGCGAGTTTTCGGGAGCGATGGTGCAGCCGGTTCCGGGCAGTCTGTCGCGCACGCGGCAATGCTAAGCGTGGCGAGCAAGATGATGATCGCTCGCATGACTCACTCCTTTCGCAGTGCGCCGAGCGCATCAAGCTGCTGATCGACGTCGGCCGGCGTTGCAGCTTGCGCCTGTTGATTGGCGGCGGCGGCGTTTTCAACTGCATTCGTCTCGGCACGCGCTGCCTCGGCATTCGCCTGCTCGATCTGCTGCCCAGCTTCAGCAACCTGCTGCATTCCTTCCGCGACCTGCTGCGCGGCTCGAGCTTCAGTCGCCACGGCACCCTTCGTTTTAATGAAGCCCCAGATGGCGCCAAACGCGATGCCTCCGACGCCGATAATGATCGGCCAGAACTTGGCGAACAAAGAAATGAAGATCGTTGCCATCTCTCTCACTCCTGAATATCGAGCATACCGAGGTTGCGCGTGCTCATGATTGCGATCAGCTTGTCCGCGTAGAGCGGATCTGTTGCGTAGCCCGCGCGCGCGATCGCCCGTGCGAAATCCGGTCCGTTTTTGCAGTCGAAAGCCGAGTGATAACGCGGATTGCTTCGTAAAAAATCCGCATGATCGTCAATGCTCCCCTGCCAACCGTCATAGGCGCGGAAGCGCGCCGTGATTTCAATCGATTTGCCGTTCACGACCTCGTGCGTCACCTGCTCTGTCACCAAGCCTTGCCACGACAGATCCGCCTTGATGCCGAACAGGTTCATGCCCGGCGCGCGCCGCCCCCAACTGGATTCGAGCGCGGCCTGCGCGACGGTGACGCTCGCGGGCACGCCGGTGCGTTTCGCGCACGCTTGTGCTGCCGGCGCGATCGCGGCGATGAAGCCAGCGGGCGTCGAGATGTCCGGCGTCGGTACGGCCGCGCGCGGCGGCGTTACAGGAACCGGAACCAGCGGAGGGATGGCTCGCGTCGGCGCGGGCGCCGAAGTCGCGGCCGCGATGTCCGTTTTTTCCGGCTGAATTGCGCCGCCCGGGCCGTCCGAGGCGCGTTGCTGGGCGGGCGTTTGAGAGACGGTGCTTGCATTTTTCGGCCGGGCCGGGCCGGGCGCTCCGGCAAAAACTGTCGATCGATCACCTTGGTCGACACTTTGTCGGCCGAACAGCGAGAAGATCGCGCGGATGAGGTCACTGAGCGCCATCGCCCCCTCCTTGCGCCGCTGCAGGCTGAGCCTGATCGACCTGCAACAAGCGAGCGAGCAGCACCAGCACGAAACCGCCTGTCGCGATCCAGTGAGCCCAGCCATGCGGCAAAGCGTCCTTCAGATCGTCAGGAATCGAGCGCCACGCATCGAGCAATGCGGGACCGGCACCGAATACAACCGCAAGCGCGCTCGAGAGTTGAACCGAACCAAGCTTGTGCGCGCTGCGCCATTCGTCAATCAATCGGATCTTCATGACAGCACCTTCAAACGAGTTTGCAAGGAATCGGCGCGTCCTCGTCGTGCCGATAGACGGCGCAGACGCGGTGATAGCCGTCTGCGATGAGCGTCGGTTCACCGCGGACAAGAAGAATCGGTGAGAGTGCTTTGCCCTCGCGGATCTTCTTGCGGTTGTGCCGAACGTGTTTATTAGTAGCGGGAAGAGGCGCGAGACCTGAAGCCCGCAAGATGTCCTTCGCCTTGATATGTTGGATGTGCGCTTCTCGAAGCGCCCCGATAAGTTGCAGCGCGCGCGATGGATCGAATTTGAGGCTCAGATACGACTCCGCTGCCGGATAGTCGTGCTCTTCCGGCTCCGCCAGCCATGTGATTTCGTGGCTCAAGATTTCTCTCCTTCGCGTCGGCTCAGAATCTTGTCGCGCACAAGCACATAGGCACTGAGCCCGCTGTAGATTGATGTGATGACGAGCGCGATACCTGACAAAGTAATACTCGATACCGCATGTCCGATCGCCACTCCCAGCCAGCCGAACGCGATCTTCACGATTTCCAATGCCTGCCATTTGTTATCCATTCGGCACCCCGTAAATGAAAAACCGCCCGAAGGCGGCTGTGGTTAAGTGATGATCATCAATTGAGGACTGGACCCAGACGTAGGTGGCGGAGATCCTGATGGTGCCTGCAGCGCGTCAAGGAACGCTGCTCCGCCGTTGTTGTTTGATATCGCGCCTCCCCATGTCACCGTCAGCGATGACTGCGCGGATGTGAAGCCCTTGCAGGCCGCGCCAACGGATGAGTACTGCAAGCCTCCGCCGTTCTTCGTCCCCGCCACGAACGTCCATCCAGCGGGGGGCGTGTTGTAGTTCGTGGCGTTGTTGCCGGTGCCTATGCCCTCTATCATGAAGGTGTTGGCGTTCGTGGTGCTCGCCGTCATGGATGGGCTTGAGTCGTTGGCGACCATCGTCTGGGGCAGGGACGAGTTCGGGTCCCAGGGGCTGGTCTGGTCGCAGCCGTTGACCCCGAACGCGATGCCGGAGAAGTCGTCTATCGACATGTTATACGTCGCGGTGATCGTCTCCGAGGTCACCACCGACGGCGCGTAGGCCCACCACACCTCGACGTCGGTTACGTTCGACACCACAGACAGGCGCTTGTGCCACGTCAACCCGCTGGTCGATGACACCGACGATACCGAAGGAGGCCCGTACGCCGGCTTCTCGGCCACGAAGACGGCCACGATGACGTCGTTCGTCTTGGTGGTGGACAGGACGACGCTGCACGTGGCCGTGCCGGACACGTTGCCGGACGTGTAGTTGTCAAGCGTGGGTGCTGGCATGTGAGCCTCTCGTCACCGCGTGCCTACTACCGCGAGGTTTATGTTGGCCAGAGTGGCGTCGGGCGACGCCGGAGCGACCACCTGCACGACGTCCCCCGGGCTCGTCGTGACGGCGCTGGTGAACGTGAACGTGCCGGACGTGGCCCCTGCGGCAAAGTTCAGGGACCCGATGCTGGACCCGTTCTTCTTGATGGAGAACGTCGTGCTCGCGGTAGCGGCCGTGCCGGCCTTGGCGTAGCTACCCGTCAGCGAGGCCGGGAAGGTCACGGCCTGCGGGGTGATGGCGCTGAGCACGACCGCGCTGGCGGAGGGTGCGCCGGGCTGATAGCTGATGAGGTCGACCGGCTGCGCAGCCAGCCCCGGCGGCGTGACCTGTACCACGGACGCGAAGTTGAAATTGCTGTTGTTGGCCAGGGCCAGCGCGCTGCCGGTGGACTGGAAGGCCGCGAACTGCAGCGTGTCGCCGGCGTTCAGGTAGACGTTGGTCGACACGTCGTTGGTCACGAACTGTTGCGTGGCGCTGCCCTGCAACGTCTGCAGCGTGGCCTCGTTCTCGGCGCCGTTGATGAACAGTGCCGCAGCCAGTTGCTGGCTGGCGGACCACGAAGCGGTGGCGAATATGAACTGGCAGGAGACGTTGTACCATCCCGCCGTAGGGGCGGTGAAGGTGCCGGTGCCGGCGTTCCAGGCACCGCTCGTGGTGTCTTTGGTGCTGGTCCAGCCCGTAATCACCGTGTAGGCCGCGTTCGGGATGCTCTGCGCCGAGGTGTTGTACGCGCGGAAGCCGACGGGCGCAGTGGATATGCTCTTGGCCACCCACTTGCCCGTTGCGTTGTCCCACACGAGCGCGTTCTGGTCTATGCCAGCGCCCTCCGTCACATTCACGTCGGACAGCCCAGACAGGGTGCTCGAGCCGGTGGACGTGCCATACGGCTGGTAGCTGCGCTGGTCCGTGTAGCTGGTGACGGTGGTGGCGCCTGCGACGATCACGTATAGCGTCACGGAGCCGGCGGGGAAGCCGGTAGTATTGACGGACACGGCCCCAGAGGTGGCGCTCGCGTACACGTAGTTCGTGGCGCTGGCGGTGAGCGTCACCGTGCCGTCGTTTATCTGCGCGCCGCCGTACCAGCCGCCGTAGTAGCCCCACGTCAGGCCACTGGTGGTCGACGCGCGCCGTCCCCATAGCATGGCCGGGCTGGCGGCGTCGAAGTTGGCGTTGGCCACCACTTCTTTGTTGGCTTGCGTCGAGCTGATCTGGTCGATCAGGGATGTGCTGTTGGACATTTCGTCACCTTGCGATGGTGGCAATGGCTGCGTAGCCAGCCACGCCTTGGTCGCTGTTCTGGCTCACGGTTATGGTGATGGTCTGGCCCGTCGTAAAACCGTCTGCGGCTATCATCGACGCCGTATATGTCCACGTCGGAACGGCCGGCGAAACGAATGGGCCGCTGACGGAGGTCGTCCGCTTCACGGTGCCGCTGCTGGAGACGGTCACCGTGTACGTCTCGGACGACTCATCTAATGGCACGTCGGCACCGCTCAGCCACGAGTAATTGACCCTAGCCCTGCGCAGCCACGTGACGGTGATGTCGCTGGTAGAGGCGGCACTGCCGTGGAACGCCTGAAGCTGCCACGGCGACAAGGGCTTCACTCGCGCCACGGCCGGCTGCACCGTGACCTGCCCCGTCGGCGTCAGGCCAAACATGTTGTTCAAGTAGGTTTCGAAGTACATGTTCTGCCCGATGTCTGTCAGGTTTATGCCAGTCTGTCCGATGCTTGACGACTGCAGCAGCACGAACGTCTCGCCGACGGCGTGGCCTCCCATGGCCCACTCCGTGCCGATCTGGCCGCGCAGCAAGCCGCTAAGCGTGTATTGTCCGGGCGCGGTCTGCGTGGCCGTGCGGAATAGGATGATCTCGCCGCCGACGTAGGCCACGTTCGCGCCGTTGAGAAAGCTGGCGTAGCTCACGCTGGACAGCGACAGCGCCGCCTCGTACAGCGTCACCTGAAGGGTGTTCGTCTCGTCTGGGATGTTGCCCCCATAGAATCCGCCGAGGGCGTTGCCGGTGTAGCCGATCGGCGTCGGCGTGACGAGCTGGAGCAGTTGCGCGAAGTTCGCGTCGTCTCGCGACACGTCGACGTAGCAGCCCGGCCACGAGCCGCTGAAGCCGCACGCCGCCAGGTACAAGCCCTGCGACGTATCCTGGCTGCGCAGCGGCGGCACGTCGAGTACGGCTAGGACGGTCGGTCCGGAGTACGGAACCTGCTGCGGCACGAAGCCCTGTGCCGAGCCGCCCTGCGCGACCTGCTGCGAGACGTTAGGGTAGATGGACGAGACGCTTAGGTCCCCGGTGAACTCGACCACGCCCTTGCCGTTCAGCGCCACCTTGGTGATACGCACTGGGTAGACGTTTCCGTCGTAGCCCGTGACGCTGACCACGTCCGTCGGCTCGTAGGCCAGGTACTTGTAGCTCGTGGCCCAAGTGAACGTCTGCCGTTTCGTCCACCGTTCCCAAAGCATCGCCTCCACCCGAGTTCGGGCCTCGGCGTCGGACAGCACGATGGGCACGTTCGTGGACTCATCAAGGTTCGACGTCGTGACAGCCCGGAACGCGCGCTGCGTGTTCGTCTGGTAGTCGGCAGAGTTGGACGGGTACGAAATGGTCTCCGACCGCGGCAGCTCGAACTCCTGCACCACCGTCTCGACGAGCGGATTCTGCGCCGCCTGCTGGCCGCCGCCCGCAATCGCGCCCATGTCGTCCCACGGTACCGTAACCGCCGCCTGCGCCCCGCGCCTGACGAACTTCAGTTGCCCATCGCAGTCGCTGACGTCGAAAAAGTACGTCGCCTGCAGCGGGGCGAGCGCCTGGCGCGGGCTTGACTTGCTGGTGATGGCAAAGCCCGTCACCACGTCACCGAGCGATGACGCGTCGTACTGCGACGGCTGTAGGCCCGCTGATGCGCAGATGTCCGACACGATGGAGGACAGCGTCACCTGAGACGGGTTGCCGCCCATGTTTAGCGTCATGTATCCGAGGCGCACGGATGACAGGTCGGCGCGGAAGAACATGATGAGGCTGTCGTTCACCACGTACATCGTGTGCCAGTTGAACGGCGCGGTGCCCAGCAGCGTCAGCGTATTCAGCGAGGGCCTGAAGACGTACACCGTGGCCCCTCCGCCGCCTAGGTAGATGTGATCGTCGTCGACCACGAAGCCCGGGAAGCCGGACGGCATGGAGCCTCCGCCCGGGGCGGTGGTCCAACTGTTGGTCACCGCCAGCGACGTCCTATCGAATTGGTACAGCGCGCCCGCGGCGTAGTCGCACGCGTAGACGTACGAGGCGCTGCCGCCGACCATCAGCCACTGCTTCAGGACGCCTGACTGCGCCACGATTAGGCCGCGCTGCGACAGGTCGCATCTGTAGATCGGCCTACCGCCCGGGTAGTACGACGTCAGGAAGATGTCGTTGCCGTTGCGCCAGAAGTTGGCCTCACTGCCGGCCACGCCGAGGTCCATCGTTCCCGCCGCGTCCATGGCGTCCCACGTGCCGTCCGGGTGAAGCCACCCGGGCCAGGTGTATATGCCGGGCACGTCCGAGTAGCCGAACGGCATCCCCGAGCCGCCGTGCCCGTACGAGCCGGGCGGGAAGAACTTCAGCTGCTGCGCGCCGTAGGCGTTGAGGTTGATGACCCTGACGCCCTCGAAGCCGAGGTAGTAGCCGTACCCCATGGCGGTGCCGCCCTGGCCGTTCAGGTTCGGCGCCATGAACAGCGTGCCGTCGGCCGTGGCGTAGGTGTACGATGACGCCGTGACGCCGGTATAGGCCGGCGCGATGTTCGTCGCCACCTCGAACGTTAGAGAGGGCATATAGTTGCCCCACTGCTGCAGGTTCAGCTCATTGAACACCACATAGGCCAGGCCGCGGTAAGGCGGGGTGTTCGCCGCGCCGAGAGCGGCTTGCATGGTCGGGTCGGCGACCTGGTTCTCGTCGCCCGGATAGACGGTGAAGTTGGTCACCATCTGGCTGGCGCCGGACACGCCCTGGAAGTCTGCCGGATTCGAGACGTCGTAGATGAGCTTTCCGTTGGCCCATATGCGCCGCACGCCGGTGATGGTGTTACGGCAGAGTGCCACCGCGAAGCTCACGGTCACGTACGGCTGCTGGGCCTTGCCGCCCATCCCCTTGCCGCCGCCGGCGCTGTGCTGGTGCGGGGTACCCATCCAGATCACATTGCCGGCGAGCCTGTATAGGCCGTACACCTTAGGGATGAACTTGCCATAAGCGGAGTCCTGGACGCGGACATCGGACGGCGCCGGCTCCTTCGGAGGGGAAAGGATGGCGCCAAGCAAAGAGCCGGCCATAAAGCCGGCCTCGATAGCGAACAGACTGCCACCGGACGCCACGCCGCCGATTACTGCCCCAGCCGTACCCAACAAGAGCCCAACTGCCTGGCCCATTTATTCGACTCCTTTCACGCTGTAATAGCGGCAGACGTACCGCAGCCATTTGTCGTCCATATCGTGCTCGCACACCACCCGGTTCACTGCATAAGCGTGAATGACGGTCCGCGGTGCCGTGAGGATGCCGAGATGCATCGGCTCGCGTTCCCAATGGAAGAGCACCACATCGCCCTCGCGCCCGACCGGAGTTCTGTCCATCATGGAATCGCATATCGGTGCGAGCGTCCCATCCGGGCGCCTCGAATAGCCGTCCACATCGTAGTCTGACGGGCATAGGCCTAGCGCCTTCGCTACGCCGATGACCAATCCGGCGCAGTCGACCGCCACGCCTTTCAAGCGGCCCTGATGGCGGTACGGCGTGCCGAGCCACGTCCGCGCTTCGTCGACAAACTGCTGACGTGTGACCATCGTTCAATCCCCAAGCGGGCGCAGGATCGTGTCCGGCCCCGGAATGTATGGCTCGCCGCGGAAGTGGAGGATGTTGCTCCACCTGTCCCGGCACGTGCCGAACTGCTTGTCGCATCCGGCGACAATCGTGTAGGCGTCGCCGGGTGCGATGGCGAACGTCATGGGCATGGCCAGCGTGACCGAGCCCGGGGACGAGTTGCGCACCTCCATGCTGTAGCCCGTGTTCTGCCCGGAAGTCCACGTGACCTTCCCGTATGCAAAATAGCCCACACCGTACGTGTAATTGATGAAGACCTCGGCGCCGCCGTCGCCGGCGTTGAACGTGTACAAGCCGCCCGAGGTCACCGAGTACTGGTGCGAGCTCGGAGAGCCGCCGACGGCCGTCCACGTGTTGCCCGCGCTGTCTGCAACAGAGGAGTTCGCGACGAAGGTCCCTGACGGCGGAACGATCTGTATCTGGAACGGCCCGGTGGTCGGCACGCGCCTGCCCATGCTGTCGACGAAGGGCACCGTCGGGCCCGCCTGCGTCAACGACGGGTCGGTCCACGCGAGGTACTGCGCCGTGACGGCCGACACCGACCCGCTGAACGTGAGCGGGCCGAGTGCCTTCTGGCAGCGCGAATCGCCGAAGGTGGCCCGGCAGGTCGTGCTGAACTGCTCGCCTATCGTCTGTTGCATGGTCTGCGCCAATCCGCGCAGCTCCGCCTTCCACACCCCGTTCTGCAGCGTGAACTGGCCGAGGTTGCCGCTGGTGAGATTCATCTGGCCCATGGACAGGTCGGCATAGTTCACGACGAAGATGAGCACGGCCGCGTTTGACCACAGGCCGGCCTCGACGCCGCTGCGCGTCACCGCGCCGCCGCCCGTAACCAGTAGGCCGTCTATCTCCAAGTTTGACGTGGACAGGTCGGCCGACGATTCGACCGCAGACGCCGTGTAGCCATAGGTGGAGCGGTAAACGACCCCGTTGTACGCGATGTCCACGTCATGGTCGGTGAAGCCCCACACCGTGGCGTCCGTGCGGATCACCTGCACGCACGTGGCGATCGTCCGCACGTCTCCCGCGAGCCACGTGGACATAGCAGCGCTGACGCCCCTCACAGCCTCACCTCCACGATGGCCAGGGACTGGAACCCGAACAGCGCGCCCGAGCCGACGTCCAACTGCGGCGAGAACTGGTCGGTGTTGAATCGGCATGGCGTGTCGAAGGCGCCGGCCCACGTGAGCGAGTCCGACGCCTGCGGGTACATGTACGCCGTGCCCGTGCCGAGCGTGTCGCCCGAGGTGTTAGCGCTCACCGTGACCGTGGTCCCGGAGATGGCCGTGATGGCCACCGCCTGGTTGTTCAGCGTGCCGCCGGTGTCGCCGGTGACGCCGGTGAAATACAGCAGCTTGCCCACGGCCCAACCGGGCGGCACGGCGCCGACTGAGAAGCTGGTCGTGGTTCCCGCGACCCAGCCGGAGGTGAAGGCCTGGCTGTCTGCGACGAACGTCACCAAGCCCGTCGTGGTGTCCAGCCCGCACTGCCCCGGCGACACCCCGTAGACGACGGGGGAGCCGTTCCTGTACACCGTCGTCGTCTGCGTCGGGGCGCCGCTTAGACCGTAGGTCAGCAGTGGTTTGCCTATGAGGCGGTAGTCGGCCAGCGGCGCCGCCGCATAGCGCTTGAACATCTGATAGGCGGGGACGCCCGCACCCACGCCCGACGGTGCCGTGAACGATGAGTAGCTGCCGACGGGCAGTCCAAGCAGGCCGCTGCCCTCGTCCAGCCAGTCCGTCCAGTCACGGAACCTGAACCCGTAGGCCTGCCCTTTGCAGATGCGGAAGAAGTTGCGCAGGGTCTGCACTGAGTACTGGTCGAGAACGCCACCGTTGGTGCGGAAGCAGTTCTGGAGATCCCATTGGCCACGCCCGAACGTCCACAGCACATTGCGCTGCTCGCGGCCGCTGGTGCTGCTGGTCACCACGGTGTTATAGCTCACGCCACCGCGAGCCCACACGGCCAGATCGTCAGGAAAGCGTGGCGATTCCAGAAAATTTGATGTCATTCGTCACTCCTTCTGAGCGCCGCTTGGATCGCCCCTGTTAGCCACTGATGCCGCCTAGCCCCGCGCGCTTCGGCCAGCGCCGCCTACCACTCGGTGCCCTTGAAGCTGGTGCCCTCGTCGACCATGGCGCCGCTGAGATTGGCGCCCTTCATGACGCATCCGCCGAAGTTGGCACCGCGCAGGTCGGCGCCGGCAAACGTCGCGCCCGTGAAGTCGGAGCCCGCGAGATTCGCGTTCCGCAGCGTCGCCCCCTTGTACTCGGCACCGGCCATCTTGGCGCAGCCGCAGCTGAGGCCGGTGAGGTCGAAGCCACACATGTCGATGCCGTTCAAGTCGGCGCCCGTGGCGACCGCAGCCTCAATCGCCGCGGTCGCGCTGGCGGCGATGCCCTGCCACAAAATTTTGTCGGAGTCGACGTTCTTCAAGACGAAAAAATTGCCAGAAAGCGTGCTCATTGCTACCTCTCCTTAAAAGTCGATTGAAGTTTCAAGCATTCCTCTTGAGCGCCTGTTGGACTGCCATACCAGCCATCGAGGCGATTTGGCTTTGGGTGCGCAGATCGACTCCGTTGGGCAGCACGAACTGGTTCGTGACTGTCACCCCGGCACCGGCGCTGTACGGCGAGTTCATGTGGGCCGGCACGATCGCTTCGCCGCGGTGAATCTGCGCGATCATGTCGTTCGGCACGTACGGCGTGCCGACGTCGAACGACGCGAGGCCCATCAGCGCCGACATGCCGCCTGCGTCCGCCCCCATGATCCCGGCTGTCACTGCGCCTGCCGAGCCTTCCAGTCCGCTCGAGAACCCGAACGCGCCGGCGAAATCTCCGCCACCCGGGATCAGTGACCCGAGCAATCCAGTCAGGCCAGAAGCAGCTGACCCGGCAGTATCGCCACCGATCAACTGTCCGACCGTCATGGTGGCGACGGTGGCCGTGGAAGCAGTGAGCGTCGTCGCGTTCTGCATCACGGTGGACATCTGCGCGACATTCATAGAACCGGCACCGGCACCGAGTCCCATAAGCGCCGACCCGCCATTCATCCCAGATGCGACCGCGCGCGCCGACCCTTCGAGCCCAGTCGAGAAGCCAAACGCACCGGGAGCATTGCCGCTCCCGCCATTGCGATGATCGCCGAGCAGCATTCCGAGCCAGCCAGTCAGGTACCCAGACGCGGACGAGCCCCCCTCGCCCATCGGCATCTCGAATAGCTGCTGGAACAGCTTCTTCGAGACCATCTGCACGAGCATCTGGTCGATGCTTCGGGCGAAGTTGTTGAACGCCTGCCACGCGGTTTGCGTCCCGTCGACGAAATTGCCGAAGGCTTTGGCGAATCCCTGATCGATGGAATCGGCAGCGCGCCGCGCGTCAGCTTCGACGGCGTCGTTTTCCTGGATGCTGTATTGAAGCTGGCGCGTCGCCGACTGGTCGCGGATCTGGTCGATCTGGTCCTGGATCTGCCGCTGCGCCTGCACCGTGAGGTTCTTCTCGGTCTCGAGGCGCTGCTGCAGGGCCTGGATTGCCTTGTCAGCCTTCTGCTGCTCGTACTGCTCTTCGAGCGCCGCGAGCTGCGCCTGCGTGATCCGGCCTTGCCGAACCTCTTCCTGCGCGACGAGTACCGCGCGCTTCTGCTCTTCGCTGGCCTGCGACTCTGCGCGCTTGGCGTCGAGGTCCTGCAGGGCCTTCAGCTCGGCGTCGATCGCGGCCCGCATCTCCTGCGAGTTCTGCTGTACCGCCGCAGCGCGCTGACGCTCGGCGACAGCCAAGCGGCCCTCGATCTCGACCTCCTTCGTGCGAAGCGACAGGCGCTCGGCCGGGTTACGGGCCTGCGCCTCGAGCGCGCGGGTCTGGCCGAGCTGCGCCTTCATCACGTCGCGCTCGGCATCCATGCCGCGCAGCGTGATCGCGAGCCGCTCTGCGAAATACGACTGGAGCGAAACCTGGTTGGCCTTGTAGGCGCGGTCGAGCTCCGCCTGTTCGGCCTTCAGGTTCTCCTTAAGCAGGTTCAGATGGGCCTGATCCTGCGCGTTCTCGAAGGCATAGTCGCGCATCGGCGTGATCGCGCCTGGCGTCTTCTTGAAGTCATGCCTGTCGTACTTCTTCCGGATTTCCTCCTCGATTTGAGGCTGGCGCGCGATCATCGCCTTGACGTCGTCGGGGATCGGCGTGTTGGAGTCCTTGGCTGCGGCCTTCGCCTGATCGAGCGAGAGTCGAAAGCGCTTGACCTCCTCGTCGGCAAGCTGCACGTCGCCGCCGAGTCGCTTCCACTCGCCGCGCAGCGTGCGCACCGCCTCCGCACCCTTCAACTGCAATGCCTCTGACCTAGCAGTGGCGTCGGCCTGGTTGTGCTGCGCCTCGCGCCGCTTAAGAAGCTCGTCGAGCTTCGTCTGCTGCTCAACCACGGAAGCGAAGTTAAAGCCCCCGCCGGCAGCCGCGATGCCGGTGCCGTTGTTCTGCGCCTCGGTGATGGAGTCACGGACCCGCTTGATCTGGTCGTCGATGGTGACCGGGCGACCCCAGTTCATCATCGCGTCCCACGCGCCGCTCGCGGCGTTGCGGACGTCGTGCCAGAGGCCCGGCAGATAGCCGAGCTGCGCGGCCGTCTCGTTGATCTTCGCGATGACCAGTTGTGCCGTCTCGGCTTCGGCGCGCTCCTTATCGCCCTGCTCTTCTAGCAGCCGGATGTGCTCGATCTGCGCCATGTTCGCGAAGTGGTACGACTTGTTGTACTCCATCGCCCACTTGTACACACCGTCGTCCATCTTCTCGAACGACTTCACCACCTCTTCGGCGGTCGCGTTCGAGAACTGGCCGATCTTCGCGATCGCCTCGGAAACCGGCTGCAGCGCCACGCCGGTGAAACGGCCGGTTGCGGCGACTGCCTGAAGCGCATCGCGAGCAGCGGTGATCTTCGCGCCCGTCGCGGCCGCGATGTCGTTGCCCATCGTAATGAAACGATCGCCCGTCAGCCCCGCGTAGTCGCCGGTCAGGATGAGCTCGTCGCGCAGATGGCTCATCTGCAGCGCACCGTGGATCGCGGCGGATGCCATGATCGCGAGCGCGCCAGCGATCGAGCCGATGGCGATGCCGGTCGGGCTCATGATCTTGCCCATCCAGTCCATCTGCTCGCCGAGGACCATCAGCGATCCAACGAACCGCTTGTAGTTCCCCATCATCATCTCGTGCCCGAGCACGAGAAGCTCTCGGCGCGCCGCGACGGACGAGTGGCCGAGGCGCCGGTGCGATTCTTCCTCGGCGGCGTTGGCCTGCTGAACGCGGCGCGAGACGGCAACGACTTCGTTGCCGTAGTCGTCGACGACGCCCGATACCTGACGGACCGAGCTGCTCATGCGGCCGGCCATGCCGTCGATCGAGCTCGCCATTCCGGTAAAGCCAGCGGTCACGGCGGCGGTCGTCGCGCGCGACTGCTGCACCATCTGCTGCAGATCGCGCTGCATGAGCCCGATCGCTCGCGCGATCGAGTCCGCGGCCTTCGACGCTCCCTGCTCGGCACCGTCGGAGGTGACGGTTATCGCTACGTCAACGCGGTTGTCGTCAGACACGGAAGGGTTCCTCTCACTCGTCCAGCAATCGGCCGCCCATCGAGGCGAACATCTCGGAAGGCTTCGCGCCGCCGTCGGACGGCGCGGCCGCGGCGCCGGCGCGCGGCTCGAACTTCACGAACGCGGCCGCGCACCAGTGCACTGGCGGATGCTTCCTGAATCCTCGATTCAGGGCTTCGACGCGGGGTAGATCGAGCTCGTCGATGTACTCCCACGTCCATCCCGTCGCGAGGATCAGGTCGGCGTAGAGCTCGTCCCAGTCGAGAGGCTCTGCGCCGGCGCCGCTTCCCCCGATTCGATCCTCCCGGCCGCGTAGATCGCGCGCAGCACGACGGGGATCGTCGTTTCGTCGAGGACAGAGTCGAGCCAGTCACGGTCGAGATCAGGCGTGCCGCCGTGCTCACGCATCAGCGTCGAGCCGATGAATTCCGACAGCTCGTCGATGTACTCGACAGTGCCGTCGCGGTGCTCATGCTGCGCGTGCAGCCAGCGCTTGATGCTTTTCAGGGACGCGGGCGGGACCGGCAGCGCGCGGCCGCCGATCGTCACGATGTTCTTCATGGGTCAGTTCTCCACGGCGCAGCGCGCCGCGCGGATGCGGTGGTACTCGATCTCGATGCTGTCGAGATCGAGCTGGTCGAGGAATTGCAGGATCACCTTGCGGTGCTGGAGCGCCGCGGTGCGCGTCTGGCACGGCGTGTACGGCACCGTCTCCTTCAGCTGCCAGTTCGCGAGCGCGAGCCCGACCGCGCGGAAGACGCGCTCGACTTCCTCGACGGAACAGCCGAGCGCGGCAGCCTGGGCCTCGGGCGTGACGCCGCACGCCAGGTTCTGATAGATCAACTTCGCCGAGGCCTGGTCCATGTCAGCTCGCCTCGCCGAGGCAGATCGTGCCGAGCGTGTTGCTCGAATCGACGAACGCGCTGAAGTCGAACTCGGGGATGTTGAAGTCCTCGAGCTTCGTGCTGAACGTGTACTTCGTGGCGACACACTGATTCAGCGTCAGCGTGACGCGCTCACCGTTGAACACCTGCGAGACGACCGACTTGAACGACGGCGCGGTGCCGAGCAGCTGGTTGGTCATCGTCACGGTCTCGCCGACCGTGTTGCTCGTCGGGGTGTACGTGTAGCTGATCGCGACGGCAAGGCCGGTGTCGGCAGCGGCGAACGTGTAGACACCCGCGGCAACCGAGTACTGCCCGACGGCCGGCGCCGAAGCGACGCGCGTCAGCGGCAAGCCCGTGGCGGCGTACTTCACGCCAAGGTCCGTCACCCAGCCGGCCGAGTTCGCTACCGTGACGGTGTACGGGCCGGTGCCAGGGATCGTGCCGGCTTCGTTGTCGGAGATGAGCGTCTGGCCGACGCTCTTCGAGATCCCGAAAAACAGATCCGACAGCACGCGGCCCTGAAACTGACCGGCCATCGCCTTGCCCGTGACCTTCATCGTGCCGCGGCCGATCGCGAGCGGCAGTTGGTAGGAACCGAACAGTTCTTTGACTGTCGCGTCGAAGCTGATGTCGGCCGATTGCAGCGCGCCGAAACGGTTCGGCGTGGGGTTGGCGTTGCCCGACTGGATGCCCCAGAAGGAACCGGCGCCGAAAGCGTATTGAGACATGGTGGTGCTCCTATGCGTGAGCCACGAGCGGGCAAGAAAAAGGCCGGCTCAGACGAGCCGGCCTGGGGGTACTGCGAAAGGTGGATCAGGATTCGCCGATCAGGCGGCAAGCTGCTTCTTCAGTGCGTCGACTGCGGCGCGCACGTGATTGAACGTCGCGGTGTCGCGCGACACGATCGAGTCGTGGAAGTTGGCGCGGAACCACGCTTCGATCAGTGCGTCGATGCGCGCGTCGAGCGCGGGGGCGGCCGGCGCCGGCGCGAGTTCCACGGCCAGCGTCGCGCCGGGCTCATCGCCGGCCACAGGCTGCTTTGTGTCTTCCATGTCGCGCTCCTTCAGTTGTTAGTCAGGATGTTGACGGGGATGATTACGACGCCCTGCGGGCCGAGCATCCCTTCGTCGGTGACAATCTCGCCCTCGATCCAACAGTGCGACACGGTGCCCCCGAGCGTCTGGAATCCGGTCAGCGGATCCGGAGCGAGTGCGGCCTCGATCGCGTCCATCAGCGGATTCAGCGTCGTCGCCGGCGTCACGTCCATATCGCTCCCTGTGTTCACGTACAGGTAGATCTCGCATTGGAACGACACCTTCGCCGGCAGACCCTTGCGAGTCTGCTGATGCTCGCGCTTCTGTACCTGGAACAGTGCCGGCTGCTCGACCGCCGGCACGTCGGCCCAGTGACGCAGGCGCCGCGACGTCGTGACGAGACCTTGGATGGCCGACAGCTTCGCGAAGAGCGCCGCATAGATAGGCTCGCGCGTCATCACCGTACCCCGCGTGCAACTGCCTCGCGAATGCCAGCGAGGATCTCGGGCCGCATGTCCTTCAGCGCCGAGCGAAGGAATGACCGTTCCGGCATGACGATGTCGTAGGACTTCGGCACGCCGACCTGATTTCCAAAATCGTCCGTGACGTACGCCGAGGCGAATGCCACCTCGCGAGCTCGCTTGTGCGATTTCTTCGCGAAAATCGCGCCGCCGCGTGCATTCCTGAGAAGACGCCCTTGCGCATCGGTGCGAAGCCTAACGACGCCAGGATTCGACATTCGATGGATGATTCCACCGTACTCGTGAATCGCGGCGTATTCGACCGCAGTACTGACAACGGCTGTGATCGACTGCCGGTCCGCGCTTTCGACCAATGCCTGATTGATCGACCTCCAGAGACGACCGGTGCGCACATTCAGGACTTGGCCCGCGAGCTTGTCACTCACGACGTGCCGCTGCAGACGAATTGCGAGATCCTGAACCTTGCGCTCGAGCGCGGTTCGAATTCCCGGAGTGATGCGCTTGATGCGCTCGATGACGACCGATTCGCCTGCAACCTTTGCGTCGATCTTCATACCGGGATGACCTTACGGTAGTTGTTCAGGATCGTGCGCACGCCAGCCGGCATGTCCGCCACCGAGAACGACACCACCTCGCCGTTGATCGACTTGCTGACCTGGCCGAAGTGGTTGCGGTCCGAATACTTCAGGCCGATCAGCTCGAGCACCGCCTGCTCGATTTCCGGCGGCGTGGCCGCGAATCCGGCCGTGTACGCGACCTGCACGCCGAGCGGCGGCCACTTCGGGAACTGGCCGTCCGCGCCGTTCGGGAACGCACTGAAGCCGACGTTGCCGATCAGGTACAGGAAGCGATCGTCGAACGTATAGCCGACCTGCACGCCATCCGCCGACGCCGCGATCGGCACGCCGCGGATCGCGAGCGACGAGACGGCCGTGATCGGGTAATTCGGCAGAGCGAGCGTGTTCGAGCCGCTGCCGGTGTGCTTCTCCGTGTAGGCAGCCGAGGCGATCGCCCGGTTCAGGTACGTCTGCACGAACTGGCTCGCCGCGGTCACGAGGCGCGTGAGCATCGCGTCGTCGCCCGTCACGGTGCTGGGCACGTTCAGCCACTGCTTCGCGTTCGCGAGCGTCGTAAGATCGCCGGCCGCCACGTCACGCCCCCGTGCCTTCGCCCGCTGCCGCGGTGCTGGCGTCGCCGTCGCCGGCCGGCTCGTCCGCCGGTGCGTCATCGGTCAGCACAATGCCGTGCGCGGCTGCCACCTCGGCAGAGAAATCGTCCGGCAGCATGATGACGCCGCCCTTGCTGGGCTTGTACGTCTCGCCGCCATGCGTGATGCCGCCGAAATTCTTCGGCGCCTTGAACTTCGCCATGTCGTTCTCCCGTCAATCCCAGTACGCGACGATGTTCGTCACCGTGCTCGCGGCATACACCTTCGTCGCGCGGATCGGATACATGCCGGAAGGCAGCGTGATCGACACGTTCGTTTCTCCGCCGACGGTGTCGATGACGAGAACCTGCGTCCCGCTGTTCGTGAAGGACAGATACGCCGTGGCCGGCAACGGCGTGCTGTCCGATGGCGTTACCGCCTGAGCGTGATTGGCCATGCTGACGGACCTCGTGGAAGAAAAAGGCCCCGACCGAAGCCGGGGCGAACTCGCTCGCTGCTCTACTGCTCGGTCAAACTGCCGTCGGCCGATGCTCCGGCTTCCATGTTTGCTCCAACACGACCGCGCTGATTTTGGATTGGTTCACGCCGTACTTGTCGGCAAGCGTCTGCTGCGAGACGCCGCCAGCCGCATAGGCTGAACGGATTTCATCCACGATGCCCCATGTGAGCTTCGATCGACCGTGGTGCTCGCCATGGACCGCGCAGTCTCCCGCGCGGCCCTTGGCGTGCATGTCGGCGATGTTGTCCTTCTGGGTTCCGGCTTTCAGATGCGCCGGGTTACAGCAACACGGGTTGTCGCAGGTGTGCATGACGACGAGACCTTTCGGAATCGGCCCTTCGAACGCCGCGTAGGCAATTCGATGGGCCGTCGTTTTCCGAAAGTGCCCGTAGCCGCCGCGCAAGCGACTTCCCATCCACGGCCAGCATTCGTCCGGGTCGCGAATTTCGACCATGGACCAGAAGTCGAGGCGCCGCATCTACATCAACCAGCAGCGATGTTCGTGATGATCGCCATCGCGAACGGCGCGTACACCGCCAGCACTTCTTCCGCGTACACGCCGGACTGCCACATACGCGTGACGATCGGGAAGTCGAGCTGGTAGTAATCCTTGCGGCAGTGGATTTCCGCCACGTTGCTGACTTCGTTGTTCTGGTACCAGAGCGGCAGCTCTTCGCACCAAGCGATGATCGTGCCCGGCGGAACTTTAGGGTGCAGCATCACCGGAATGAGCTGGCCGCCGTTCGCCGTGAACGGGTTGAAGTAGAAGGTCACGACACCCGATGCCACGAGCGCGTACGGCTCCTTACCGGCGGCCGGCTGGTTGTAGCGCAGCAGCGGGCCGCTCGAGTTGTTGAGCACCTTGTTGGTGATGTTCATCTGCTCTTGCGAGTTGACGTACAGCACCGTGGCGCCCAACTGGTACGTGTCCCACATCGACTTCAGCATCGTGTCGATCTCGACGACCGAACCGCGACCCGACGCGGTGAGCGGCGTGCCGGTGCCGGCGGTGCCAGTCGGCATCACCTTCACGTACGCGCCATTCGCCGGCTTGAACGCGGTCGTGAGCAGGCCGTCGAATGCCAGCGGGTTCGTCGAGTTGTCGGCCGTGATCGCCGTCGCGGCCTGCGTGCTGCTCGAAAGCGGCGCGGAGAACGTCGCGCTGTTGATCGTCGTGATCGCCTGCAGCTTTTCCGAGCCCGCCGTGCCGACGTACCAGGCATATGCGACAGCGCCGGTGACGACCGGCACCGTGGCGGACAGCGTCTGGCCGAGCGTGACTGCCTGCGTGGTGTTCGACGACTGGTTCGACGAGCCGCCGGTGACGACGTACGTCTGTCCGTCGGCGCCAGTGACGGTCTTCTGCGTGGCGACACCGTTCGAGACCGAGCTGTTGATGAAGCCTTCCAGCGTCAGCGCGACGACGATCACGCTGTAGGTCGCGGCCGGCAGCGTGGCACCCGAACCGGCAGCCGAAAGCGTCGGTGCAGTCGGCACGCCCAGCGCCAGCGAGTTGTTGCCGCCGAGGATCGCGTTTTCTTCCTTCAGCATCGTCTTCTGGAGCAGGCGCATCGCCATCGTCGCCTTGACGTCTTCGAAGCCTTCGCCCGCGTGTTCGGCTTCGAACGTCACGCCGTCTTCTTCGCCGATCGTGACGTAGTTAGCGGCGACGGGTGCCGTGTTGTACGACATGCGGCCCGAGCGCTGACCTTCCGGCACCCAGGGCGACGAGTCGTAGCCCGAGCCGACGATCGCCTTGACGGTGCGCCAGTTCGTCGCGACGCCGCCCTTGCCGGGCACGCGCGCCATTTTGTTGCGGAGGGGCGTCACGACCGGATACAGGTTCTTCGCCGGTGCCTGCAGGTCGTACGCGACCAGGTTGTTCGCGGTGGTGATCGTCTTGCCGAGGCCGTATTGGCCCTTGACCAGCTCCAGCGTTTCTTGAATCGTCTTCGCGTCCATTTCTTCGACTCCAATGAAAAGGCCCGCGCAGTGGCGGGCCTTTCGGGGGGTGGCGGATCTCCGGCTATGCCGGCGGGTTGTGGGTGGATGGGAAACTTCTGGAGTTGATCAACCGCGGAAGACGATCACACCGCCATTCCGTCGGGCCTTCTTGATTGCGGTAGCTGCTTCGTCAATGCTGCCGTCCGCCTTTCGTACGGGTTCGACTTCCTCCTGCTGCTCGCCGGCGACGAAATCGTGGCTCTTCCCGATCGCGACCGCGACGCTATTCAGTGCGCCCTTCGGATCGACTGGGGTCTCGCTCAGCTTCTTGACCAGCGCGGCCTGCTCATCGAATTGCTTCTGGAGCGTGTCGCGCTCGCCAGCCAGCGTCGCGACGGCTTTCGTCAGCTCGTCGCGCTCGAGGGCTGCCTTCGCAACCTGTTCAGTCGCCATGGCGAGATCCGCCGTCAGCTTCGCGAGCGACTCGCCGGCCGCCGTGAGCTTGCTCAGCGTATCGGCATGGGCGGCCTTCTCGGCGTCCATGTCGCCGTCGGCGTCCTTCGCGCACTTCGCGCCGAGTTCGCCCATCAGGTCGTGCGCCTTCTGGATGCGCTCCATGTCCGCGCCGCTGTTGCGCGCGCCAGCCTTCGCGAGCAGCTTCTCGAACGCCTCGTGCATGTCGGCGATGCCGGTCGCCACGGCAGCCTTGTGCAGGCTCTCGGCGGCCGCCGCACATTCGCAGTAGTAGACCCACGGCGGGTCGACGTTGCCGTCTTCGTCCGTCAGCTCGGCGACTTCCTCGGCGACCATCGCGGTCAGCAGTTCGCCGCCGCGTGCGAGCCATTCCTTCAGGTCGTCCGGCATCGTCGAGCCGTCGCCTTCGGCGGCTTCCTCGCTCGCGCTCGACTGCTGCAGGTAGTGGATCGACGCGAGCAGGTTCGCCAGCGTCGACACGTTGTACATGCCCTTGTGCAGCGCGAGCCGCGCCGCCAGCGTCAGGTTCTCCGGCGAGACGATCACCGGCTTGCCGCCCTTCGTGAGCACCGGCTCGGCCCACTTGTCGGCGGCCGACGGCGGCCCGTCCTTGTCGATCTTGTCCTTCCACGCGGCGATGATTCGGTCCTTGACCGTCTTCAGCTCGTCGGCGCTGTACTCGGCTGCGTCCTTTTCCTTGTTGATGTACGACCAGGCGGCACGGATGTGCTCTTCCGTATCGATCGGGTACTTGCTGTTCTTCTCGTCGGCGTATTTCACGTCGCCGTACGGTTTCTTCTTGTCGTCCTTCGCCTTCCGGATCGCCTCAAGCATCTCGTCGAGAGACAGGTCACCAGCCTTCGCGAGCGCCGCGACCTCGTCCGAGAACGTGTCGGCCGTAACCGGCACCGGCGCGGCGGCCGGCTTGAACGCCTTCTGCATGACCGAGCCGTCGGCCTTCTCGATGCTGAAGAACGACGCCGTCGGCACGCACGGCAGGTCGACCAACGAGATCTCACACGGGTTGGCGGTAAAGCGGCGCGCGCTGAGCTCGGCGTCGGCCCAGCGCTTCACGTAATCGCCGCCGATCGAGAAGCCGGTGTAGACGCCTTCGAGCACCTTGTCCCACTCGGCGTCGTCTACCACCTTCGCGCAGATGTCGATCGCCTTCTCGGCGTCGAGGAAGTCGATCGCGGTCAGCTTGCCGGCGGCGATGTTGTTGTGCATCGCGCGAAGGTTGCCTACCGACTTGCCGTCCGTCGCCTTCGCGACGTCGCCGGACCACTTCTCGAAGTACGGCTTCGACGTGGCGTAATCCATGATCTCGCCTGAACGGTCGACGACTTCCTCCGTCGCGCGGCCGTACACCAGGCGCTTTTCCTCGTCCACTTTCGTGAGACGGGCAAATAGGCTCAGTGACATCGCTTTCTCCAGTGTTTCGGCGGGGCGCCGGGGATGATTCAGGATTTCTTCAGGACGGGCAGCGTCACGCAGCGACAGCGCGGATGCGCCGGAGCGCCGGTGCTGCCGTCGGAAAACGTCTCGTCGAGGCCGACCACCTCGCCGTCGAGCTGCGCGCAGAAGTCGCAGCAGCCCGGCGCGACCTTCCACTGCTTGCCCTCGACGACTTCGCTCGCCTTCCAGCCGGAGATGTTCCCGGCCGTGTCGGCAAACGCTGACTCAGTGCGCGCGATCGTCTTCGCGCGGTCGGACGAGAATCCGGCGCTCTCCTTCAGCGCCGACGCGAGCCGGTCATTGCTCCAACCGCCGCGGACGGCGTCCATCACCGTGCCGCGGATCAGTTCGCGCGTGCCCTGCGTGATCTGCCACTTCGCATCCGGGTTCGGCATCAGCGAGCCGTCGTCGGCCCACTTCATGCCGACCATCTCGGCCGCGCGCTCGTGCGCCCACGCGGTCGCGTGCTGCGTCATCTGGTCCTTCGTCTCGTCGCCGAACAGGTCGAGTTGCTTGAGCGCTTCAGTGCCGCCGGCAACAGCCACGCGCACGAGTTCGTCCTCGACCGGCTTCGCTAGGTCGCCCCAGTCGGTGAAGTCGACCTTGTCGAGCGCCTCGTCGGCGCGAAACTTCGGATCGTCCTCGGCCATCTTCCCGAGGCCGAGCGTGGCGGCGAGCTGCGCGGCGATCGCGCTGGCCTGCGCCTCGAGGAACGGCTCGAGGATCGCGGTTAGCGCTTCGGTGCCGGCCTCGACGTGCTCGGCGTCCGGGTCAGTACCAGTCAGGGACTTTTTTTTTTCGACGACCGGATGAGCGTGCTTATCAGCAGGCTCCGGTTTGTCTTCCGGTGCAGAAGGCGCAGGCTTGTCGCTGGGAGGCGTGTCATCGGGAGGCTCCTCGCCGGGCGCGCGCGGCGCGCCGCCGGCATGCGCAGCGGCGGCGGACGCTTCCGCTGCGGCGCGCTGCTTCTCTTCCTGCTGCTTGTCGAAGTCGACCACAGCGACCGGGCCGGTCGGCGTGTACACCGCGTTGCCCATGCCGATCGGATCGTCACCGCGCGACTGGCGGATCTCGTCGACGCTCTTCGTCCCGTTCTTGACGTTGTAGTCGTCGATCTGCGTCGCGATCAGCGGGTCGAGCTCTTCGGCCTGGTCCCACTCGAATTCGAGGTCCTGCCAGCCGAAGTACTTCCAGACGATGTAATTGACCAGGTTGCGGATCCAGTTCATCCGCGGCAGTAGCCCTTCCTGTTTCGCCTCTTCCTTCGCGTTGTCCGCCGTCGCCCGGTTCATCTGCCGGATGAACGGCGTCGGCGCGGTCGAGAACGCGAAGCAGATCACGCGGGCCAGCCACTCGTCGTACTCGTCCTTAAGCGCGAGCGGCTTCGTGTCGTGCGGCGTGATGCCGCCCGGGATGAAACGGCCATGCTTCTTCGTGCCACCGACGGTCAGCGAGTCCCACCACGTCTGGAACTGCTTGATCTGGTCCAGCTGCCAGCTGTCCGGCACGCCGAACAGCAGGTCGGGCACGTTGCCCTCGGTGTAGTACGACAGCTGGTTCAGCGCGCGGCGGATCGAAATGTTGACGCTCGTCAGCACCTGCTCGACCGGGCTGTACCCGTAGATCTTGTTCGTGCGCGGGTTGCGCGGCCGATAGATCAGCTCGTCGCGCGTGTAGTCGACCGCCTGGATGCCCTTCAGGATCTGCTGGTACGCCGGGTTCGGCGGCAGCGGGGTGCGGCCGTTCGGCAGGATGAAGCGCTTGATCGTCGAGCCGTCCATCGGCTCGAAGCCGTACCAGTCGCTGAGCGTGCCGCTCGGCGCCACGTCGCCGCCCTTCGTCTTCAGCGGGTACAGCGTCGGAGCGTCGATGACGAACAGGTCCTCGAGCAGCATGCGCAGCCACTCGTCCCACGTGTGCTCCTTGTCCGGCATCTGGAAGAAGTCGGTGAGCTGCTTGCAGCGTTCGTCCGGCTTCTTCTTCGGGTCGCGCGGCTTGAACTTCCACTTCAGCGCCGCGAGGTTGTCCTTCTCGTTCTCGATGACGAGCCGGAGGATGTCGCAGTTGTCCGCCAGCGCGCGCAGTTGATCGAACGAAACCTGCTCGTACGTCCGCGCACGCGGGATCAGGTTGACGTTGACCGGGAAATCGAACTGGCGCCCGCGCGTCTGCGCGCCGGGGAACTCGGTCAGCGGCGGCAGACCCGGTCCCGGTGACATCCACGCAGTATTCGTGCCCTGGATCACGTAGCGCGAATCGACGACGCCGTAGTTCGGCGTTTGGCCCGTGGCGCGCCCTACCATCGCGCTATCGATGGGGGTTTCCTTGCCGCCGTCAGGCATCTCCTGCTCCTAGATGGGTTACTTGTTGCCGTTGGCGGCTTTCTTCGCTGCCTCGGCGTCGGCCGCCTGCTGCTGCATGAACGCGAACAGCCCGGTACCCGGCGCGATCTTGATCGCGTGGGCATAGACCAGCGAGTCGCCTTTGTCCGGCGATCGCTTGATCCGCTTGATGATTTCTTCCTTCGCCTCGATCTGGATGCCGCGGGCGGTCAGCTTCCAGCGCGGCGTCGTCAGGTCGGCGAGCAGTTCGGGATCCGGCGGAATCGCCAGTTCGTCGCCGCCGACCGGATCGAGCGCTTCGCGCAACTTCCAGTACCACTCGGCGCGCGCGTTGACGAATGCGAGCTGGCCGGACTTGTCGCGTGCGTCGGAGCCTTCGGCGCCGTTCATCGCGACCGCCTTCATCCCAATCTTCTCGGCGAGCACGTCATACGGCGAGGTGCCAACGCCGCCGATGTCGATGTTCACCGTTGCGTCATCGCGGCGCATGTTCATGACCAGCGTCGCGACCGCCTGCCCATTCGGCGTCGACTGCCCGGGCTCGCACACCGGCGTGTCGAAGTAGTTGTCGAAGCGCGGCGTCGCGACCGTCTTGTCCTTGCCGCCGCGTGCGACGTCAACGCCGATCGCCGTCATCGGCGTCATCGGCTTCTCGCGCTGCTTCCAGCGCTCCTGCGCGGCCTTCACCCACGCGCTCGGGATCACCTGGAATGCGCTGTCCTCGCGGCCCGCTGCGAAGTCGCCCTTCAGCATCTTCGAGCGCAGCGGTTCGGGCAGAGCCTGCAGCTTCGCAACGTAGCCGGTGCCGGCGTAGTACGGGTTGTCCGTCACGCGGGCCGGAATGAACGTGCGCGACTGCGGTGTGTAGGTCTCCTCGCCGCGCTTTACCGGAGCCGGGCTGTCGACCTCGATGTGCTCGTCGCCGACGATGATGTACCAGCGCAGCTCGCCTGGCTTGGCCTGGTTCGGGTGGTTCGGGTCGAGCCACGGCGCGAACCATTCCAGCAGCCAGTCGCCCTCCGGATCGGTCGGCGGGTTCGAGCAGAGCAGCAGCTGGCACTTCTGGTCCTGATGCTCGGTCCGGATCCACGTCGTCAGGAACTGGACGAACGCTGCGGGGAAGTTCGCCGCCTCGTCGAAGACCAGTAGGTCGTGCGGCCGACCCTGCAGCTTCTTGAGATCCTTCTCGTGCTGCACTGAGCCAAACCGGATGAACCGGCTCTTCTTCTCGAAGTTGCAGCGCCACCAGCCCTTTTCGTTGTAGCTGCCGTGCGCGCTAAACATTTCCTTCGAACGCTCGACCATGCCCTCGAGCTGCGGGAACTCTCGGCGCAGGATCAGCGACCGCCGGTGCTTCGTCAGCGCCTTCCCCAGCGCGAGGTCGGATTTACCGCCGCCCGCCGCGCCGCCGTATAGGATCAGGTCGGCGTCACACTCATACGCCTGGCTCTGCGGGCCCGGCAGCGGAATCCACTTCTGGCTCTGCAACAGAAGCCTGTCCAGCTCGTCGAGCTCTTGCTGCGTCAAGTAGGGCAGTAATTCGGCTAGCTCGTTCGGCGTCGGAGAGTTCATGGGTTTCGATCGGGCCGCCGTTGCGGCCGGTGATCTCCGTCTTCGTCACATCGCGCCACTTCTCGGGCTGCCGGTTCTTCAGCCAGAAGATCGCGGCCGTCGTATCCGGCGGGTAGTGCTTCCGGATCTTCGTCTTTCGCAGCTTGCCGCCGATCACTCGCAGGTCGAGGTCGTCGTGCTCGTAGCCTTTCGCTCGGTTGAAGAGGCTGTCCGCGATCTCAGCGTCCGCGAGCGACTTGCCGCTTTTTATGGACTGTAAAAACTCCGGATGCTGACGCTTCCAGTTGTTCAGCGTCTTCTCGGCCACCCCGAAGAAGTCGGACAGTTCGGAGTCGGTCGCACCGAGCTTCGTTAGCTTCGCGGCCTGCTCGGCGTACTCCGGGCGATACGAGCTGGGACGACCGCCTTTCGGCTTCGTCGCTGGTTTGGTTGGAGTACCCATGGCATGAGGAAGAACGTTTCTCTCAGCCCGCGGGCGGCGAGCATGATCTACCGGCGAGCCGCCGGGCGTGGAAAACAAAAAGCCCGCGACCGGTTTCCCGGTGCGGGCGAACTCTGGTCCGAAGACCTGAGAGGAGACACGTTGAGAGCGGCCGGCGCCAGTACCCGGCAGGCAGAGAGGCGCAATTCGCTCTCACAGCGTGGCCCGGTTCCCCGTCGATGATCAGTCGACATCGCCAGCCGGGGACGTGCGCACGATCCGGCCGAAGACCACGCTGTGAAAGCGCCCGTATCGCAGGGCCAGCGGCACGCTATGGGCGCTGCACCCGGGATGCCCTTCCCGGCAGTGTGTTGAGGCGTTCGTCTCGTCGGTGCCTTCACCTGGTTAGCGAGGGTGGGTGCTCCTCAACCATCGGGCCAGTCTGAACCCATGCGGACTGTCGCGCCGCTCCTGCGTGGGCCTACAGCAGCCCCTTCAGCTCGTCGACGAGCGCCTTTGCGTCGTCGGACAGCGGCAGGCCCGGCGCGCCGGCGATCGCGCGCTTCAGCGCGTCGATGTGCTGGTGCAGCCACGCCATCAGGTTGTGCTCGTCGGTCTGGCCGGCGTCGAACGCGCGGCGACCGAGCTGCTCGACGCGGGGCAGCAGTGGCACGGCGACCACGGTGGCCGTATCAGCGAGCAGTGTGACCTCGCCACTGGCGATCTGTTCGCCGGCCGGTACGGCATCGGTACTCAACAGCTCATTCAATGCTGGCGCGCCATCAGCGCCAGCGGCTGCGCCGGTCGTACCATCCGTCAGCGCGCTCGCGGTCGCGGCGGATTGCGTCCAGCCGGCATCCGCCGCCGCAGGCGCAGCCGAACCGAACTCCCCTACCGGAGCGGCGCCAGCGTCCGTCGGGGAGGTGGGTTCCGTCGACGCCAACGCGGCATCTGCCGTTGCGCCGACGCCGGCATTCGTTGCGCCATCGGCGCCTTGCATTGCATTGAGGTCGGACATCGCCTCGTCTCCTAGTCGTGGAATGAAAAAAGCCCGCGGACTCTCGTCGCGCGGGCTTTCTGGGCTGTCAGTGATCCTACGATGCCGGATACGATAAACCCATCCGCCACATTCTCCTAATTATTTCGGCGCAAATCCTTGATGCATAAGGGTTTCCTGAAATTTTCAGGCGATCACCTCTTAATCAGCCGCCCTGCGGCTCCATCGCAATATCACAAGGATCACGCGGCGCATGCCCGATCCATACCTGGTTGTCGAAGCAGATCGGGAAGTACACCCACTTCCGCCCCCACGCCGTGAATGGTGGCGCATCGCTATAGACAAACGGCAGGCGCAGGCCATTCTCGTCAAGGGTGCACACCCGTTCGTCGAAGTTCTCGCCGTCCTCTTCCATCGCTTCTCGAAGCATCCCGTACCACTCCATCGTTCTCGGCATCTCGGCCTCCAGTGTGGCGATCGTGGCTATGCTACTTCCTCTTCGCTGGCCGCGCATACGAGCTCGTCGCGCACGAATAGCGGCGTCAGCATGTCGTACGCGCGGTTCTCCATCGCGCGCAGCTGCAGGCGGATCTGCTGCGCCGCGCGCTCGAGCGTGCGGACCGGCACGCCGGTTTGAGCCGCTATGTACTTGAACGTCTTCTCCGGGTCGCGCTCGTCTTTCGGCAGCGACTGCTCGGCGACCAGGTAGCGCACCGCGTTCAGGTTCGTGAGGTTCAGCGTCGCGCGCAGCTTCTTCGACGTCCAGATGACGCCCTCCTTCCGCTGCGTGCCGCGCGCGTAACGCACCCAGATTGCGTGGCGCTCGGCCGGCGGCAGCTGGTGCAGCACGGCGGCAGTGATCATCGCGCACTGGCCGCGCACCTCGAGCGGCGACAGGCCGGCGAAGTTCACGGTACCGTCGGCGCTCCCGTACAGGTAGTCGAGAAAGGCGGCCTGCCGGCGATTCAGCGTGCCGATTGACTCGATGATGCGAATCAAGGTTAATCGGAGACCATTCTTCTCGCGCACCGGTTCGCTCATTACCAGATATGCGACGTGCAATGCCTGTTGTGTGGATCGAAAAATTGCGTCCATATTATTCGTGCCTCGCGAATTCACCATAAATCGATTCAGCCGCAGCGCGGCGCGCCGCCACCGCAAGTTCGAACGTGTCGAACGTGCCTAGATGCTTGCGCTTGCCAGCGATATTCACGTACGCTACCCACCGGTCCCCGTCTCGCCTGACGCCTTTTGCGCCGGAGGTATTATTTCGTTGGATTTTCGAGTTAGCCTTATTTTGGCTGCGAGTCGATGCTCTTAAATTACCGATTCCGTCGCCATTCCTAACGCCTTCTCGATGATCGATCTCTCGCGGCGGTTCCTCCCCATAGAAATGCATCCACGCCAATCGATGAGCCCCGTATGAACGCCCGTCAATTCGAATATATCGATAGCCTTGTTCGTCGACGTGGCCAGCAATATCCCCGGCTTTTGATCTGCGGCTCATCCGACGCTTCCAGCGAAACGTCCCGCTGACAGGATCGTAATCAAGGACCTCGCGAACACGTTCGACGGTCAAAGCGCCACCCTTTCCGGTCACGCGTCCTCCTCGCCGGTTATGCCAAGGAACCGGTAGTCGACGCCGCGCCCCGGCTCGTCGTGGCTGGCCGCGCGCCATTCGGCGGCAAACTGATGTACCCACGGCCCAGTAGCTGGAGGTATCACCAACTTCGGTTCCGGAGTAGGCAGAGGCGTCCAACGCGGGGTGCTAATCGCCCGCATGTTGCGCATCCGCTCCCGGGCCTGGTCAATGCGGCCACCCTCGACGCCCTTCGCGAACCCGGCGAGGTAGTCCAGCGCGTGCGCCACCTCCGGGAACTCGGCGAACCAGCGGCGCGCCTCGACGCACTCCACGCGCCAACGGTCCAGCTCTTCAAGCTCGCGCCGCGCGACCAGTCGTTTCAGCCATTCGAACATGTCGTCTCTCCCCTCAATCCCATTCGACGCCGCGCTGCGCGGCCCACGCCTGCGTCCGCGTGATCAGATCCGCGTACTCGCCGATTGTGATCTTCCCGCGCGCGGTCGAACGGCGCGTGCGGCGGATCTTCCCGCCTTCGCTCACCGTTTCGGCCATGCCGAGGAATTCGAGCACCAGCTTCTCGTGCCAGTACGTCGCCGGCTGCAGCTCTCCGTCGTCGTCCGGCACTTCCTCGGCGATCCGCGGCAGCACCACGCCGTGCCAGAACGCGCGCTGCGAGTCGAGCGCGTCGTGGTCCGGGCTCGTGACGATCACCATCAGCGGCTTGCCGCGGTCGATGAACGACTGCGCGTGCGCCTTCACCACCTGCACGACGGACGCCCAGACCATCGGCGAGCGCAGCATGAACGCGTGAAAGAGTCGGTCAGACATCGTCATCCCTCCAGTCCGGCGGAAGGCCGCGCACCAGCCGCGCGCGCGCCGCCGCCTGCATCGCCTCGATCGTCGCCTGCGCGCCGAAGCTGCGCGGCGCGGCCGGCAACTCCTCCGGCTCCGGATCGTTTTCCGGTTCCTCGGGCAGCGCGCGGCCGGCGCGCCGCAGGATTGCGATCGCCTTCGGGAGCGCCTCCGACGACCGCATCGACGCCGCGCGGCGGTACAGCGCCTGGCGCTTCGGGTAGCCAAGGTTGTCGGGCAGCTTCGAGAACGCGCAGCCGATGGTCATCGAGTGCAAGATCGCGTCGAGGCAGATTCGGTCGCTGAAGCGCGACGGCGCGCCGCGCTGGTACACGTACGTGCTGAACAGCGGCTCGACCGCCTTCCATTCGGCGTCCGTCAGCGGCTTGTATGCGGCAGCTACCGTACTCATCGCGCCACCTCGATGAGGAACGGCTCGCGCACGCCGGCGGAAAACCGCTGCGCAGCGCAGAGCGCGGTGCGCACGCGCTGTTCCGGTTCCATGCCGCTCGTGCTGTAAAGCGAACCAAGCGCAAATTCCTGACCGCAGCCGCAAGCGTCGAAGTTGGTCGCGCTTTCACCGATCTGATAGTCACTTTCGACGCGGAAGACGCGCCCGCGGTACGCGCACAGGAACGTGCCGGCTTCCTCTCGCTCGTTCTCGCGAAGCGCGAAGCCGCCCTTTTTCAGGCATTCGCGCACCGCGTCGACGAACGTCGTGCACATGAAGGCAAATGTGTCGACGCCCTCGAGGTGATCCGGAACCGAAAAGCTATGCCCGAGCAACTGGCCCATGCGGTAGGAAGTCGTGAAGCCGATCAAGAACGGCCCGACGCGATAGATCTTCGGATCCAGACGGTCCCATACCGTCCAGCCGCCGACAGCAGCCGAATCGGCGCCCATGTAGATGCCCGTCTCATGTTTGACGGCCACGATGCAGGTCATGACGCCTCCTTCGGAGTGGCTCGGAAATACGCGACGTGCAGTCCGTCGCACGATTCCGCAGTCGTCCAGTCGAAGCCGTGCACCTCGCCGAGCGCGGTCCAGAAGGCTTCGGCACCTTCGAACCTGTTCCAGCAGACCTCGCCACCGCGCTGGACCACCAGCAGCGCGGGCGGGTTGCACTGCTGCGTGAAGATCTCGTATTCCAGTGGCGACATCATGTACAGGCGTTTCGTCATTTCGTGACCTCGATGAGACCGCGCTCGATCAGCGCGATATGGGTTGCTGCGATCCATTCGAATGCGAGTTGGCGACGCTCGTCGCGGGTGTAGTGCGCACCTTGGTCGTAATCGCGGTGGCAGTCGGGACAGAGCGGGAACAGCGCGGCATCGCTCGCCTTCATCGACATGCCTTTGCCGTGCTCCGGCAGGTTCGAGTGCGCAGCCTGAGATGGGCCAGGTTTGCCGCAGCATGCGCACGGCAGCGATGCGACAGCGCGCCGATACCGCTCCGACCGGAAGGTGAGCGTTTTCGGGATTCCGACACCGATGAGGCGTGCTACCACGGCCACTCCTTCGGCGCGTCAGCGACCGGCAGGAACTCGCGTACGAGGAAGTGCCCGAAGCCGAACGGGATCCGCCACTCGCGCGCGACCAGCACGTCGCTGCGCGATTCCTCGTAGTACTGCGGCAGCGCGAACAGACCTTCGGCGAGCAGCACGTGCTGCAGTGGCATCAGCGCCGGTCCGCCCTGTTTCGTGTAGACGCCGTCGGCGCCCAGCTGAATCACGAATCCGCTCATGCTGGTACCTCGTTGTAGACGTCGTCGGAAACGGGCACACCGCTGATCGGGCGCAGGTTGGCGTCTAGAACCTGTGCACGACCGAAGGCCACTCGTCCGGTTCGTGTCTGCACAGCACCACGAAACGAAACGACCCACCATGACGGCCCGTTAGCCCCCGCTTCTTCGACTTTGACGACCATGCCGTTCTGTTCAGGTATTCCGGAACCAGTCACATATGCCAGATCACCCGGTTTGCAATTCATGCTCCCTCCCCGCGCGCCGCCGCGCAGCGCTGACACAATTCGAATTCGCCGCGCTCAAGCAGCCCGGCCGGCCCAACCTCGAACCGCGTGTGGCCGCAGGCCGTCGACACCGGCGTCACGAGCTGCGGTACACCGTCGATCGACACCGCGCGCGGCGGCTCGCGCCGGAACCAGTGAGCGCGGCGGCCGAACGCGGCGAGCACCGCGTAACCCTCGCGCCACTGCAGCGCTACCGGATGGCCGGCAGGTACGTCGGCGATGCGGCCGTCGAGAATGAGGCGTTCCACGTGCGCTCCCCGTTACGCCGCCAGCTCTTCGTCGCCGACGTCCATCGACTGGACGTAGACGCGACCGGAGACGCCGACGGGCGCCGCGACGAGGCCAGCGGCCGTAGCGAACGGGTTCTTCTTCGCGCGCCGGCGCGCCTTCACCATCTGATCCTTCTCGCGCGCCGTGAACGGCGCCGGCTTCGGGGCGTTCTTGCCTGGCCCGCGGGCGAACACCGCGGTGGGTTCGCCGCCGGTCGAGCGCTTGCGCCAATCTGCGATGTGGAGCTTGCCTTTCGGGCCCGGATTCGCCGCTCGAATCGCGTGGTAGACGCCGTACATCGAAAGCCCGGTGCGATCTATCAGCTCCGGTGCCGACGCCGTTCCCTTCTTCAGCACGGCGTCGATGGCGTCCCACGCGTAAGCCGGATTGCCGCGCGCGGTCTTCGCGCGAGGGCCGAGCCCGAGCTTGTGCGCGTGGGAAGTGATCGTCGTGTAGCAGCGGTCGCCGAGCTGCGAAAGGTATGGCTTCAGGCTCTCGCCAGTCGGCCAGATACGCCGCAGCAGCGCCTCCTGCTCTTCGCTCCATGTGCGCATCACGCCCCCTCCTGCTTCAGCCCGACGTGCAGAATCGCCAGCGCGTCGGCGGCGTTGTCGTCCGTGACGCGGAACCCGCGGCGCCGAGCTTCGACGATCATCGCTTCCTTGTCGGCATTGCCGCGGCCAGTCCATGACTTCTTGATCTGCCCGACACCGACCGTTTCCAAACGAATCAGGTTCACCTCGCAGAAGACCTGCAGATGCGATTCAAACGCACCGAAAGCGTGCGCTGCCTGCGTGCCGAGATGGCGCTCGGCGCGCTCGTAGTAGCAGACGTGGATCTCGCCGACCTGCCGCTTCAGCGATGAAAGGTGCGCGACGAAGCGGAGCCACCTCTGCCCCGGACCGTCTTTCATTCGCGGGTGGAACCCGACCGACCCATGCTTGATGGTTCCGTTGACGTCCATCAACGCCCACCCGAGCTGCGTACCCAAATCCAATGCGAGAAGATTCATTTGACGTGTCCCCAGCGCCGGCCGCGTACGATGTCGTCGACCGTTTGTCGTGCAATCCCGAAACGCGCGGCCACGCTCCGTCGGCCGGCGCCATCCTTCACTGCCACGCGAATCGCGCGAACCTGTTCCTCGGTGAGGCGTGCCATCGGGTTACGCGCGCCGACCGAGTCCGTGCCGTGCCGATGCCGATCGAGGCTGTTCTCGGTTGGCGTAGCCCAACGGAGATTCCCGAGGTCGAGGTTGTCTGGCCTACCATCCCAGTGCGCCACCTGATAGCGGTCGGTCGTCGCCTCGGGAAGGAACGCAAGAGCGAGAAGCCGGTGAAGTTGAATCGAGCGGCCGACGTTGTTTCGGTACAGCGTCACGCACGGGTAACCGGACTTCTTGTGGATCCACGTCTTCAGTACGCGGCCGACCTTCGCACCATGCGCGGCCTTCGCGCGACGAACTCGACCAAGCGAGGAGACGTGGTATTCCGGCCAGCCCGAAATCGACTTCCAGATCTCAGTCATCGGAGAATCCCCGTGCTTTGGAAGGTGCGGTGCGCGGCGTCGGCACATACCCCATCGCGAGGTCGCCGAACTTCGCCTGCTCGTGCACGAACGATGCGTACGCCGTGCCGAGCGCGCCGTTGCGCTGCTTCGCGATGATGATTTCCGCGACGCCCGGGTCCGGCGTGTTCTCGTGGTAGACCTCGTCGCGGTACAGGAACAGGATCGTGTCGGCATCCTGCTCGATCGCGCCGGAGTCGCGAAGGTCGGCCATGATCGGCCGCTTGTTCGGGCGCTGCTCGAGCGCGCGGTTCAGCTGCGAAAGCGCGATCACCGGGATGTCGAGCTGCTTCGCCAGCGCCTTCAGGCCGGCCGAGTAGCTGGCGATGCGCAGGTCGTGGCGCTCGTCCGGGCCGCCGGTCATGAGCTGCAGGTAGTCGACGACGAGCAGCTTCAGCCCGTGCTTCCGCTTCACGGCGCGCGCGCGGCTCGCGATGTCGGCGAGGGTCATCTGCGACATTTCGTCGACGAGCAGCGGAAGCTCGGCCAGCCGGCCAACGACTTGTGTCAGCTTCGGCCAGTCGGAATCGGTGAACTGCGATCCGTTGCGCACGCGGTGCAGCGCGATGTCGCCCTGCCGCGCGATCGCGCGCTGGGTCAGCTGCGCGCCTGGCATTTCCAGCGAGTCGATCAGCGCCGGGCCAAAGTTGGCGGCGACGTGCTCAGCGATCGCCATCGCCATCGCGGTCTTGCCCATCGATGGGCGCCCGGCCAGGATGATCAAGTCGCCGCCGCGCATGCCACCGCCAAGCTTGTAGTCGAGGTCGGACAGGCCGGTCGACGTCGCGGTCGGCGTGTTGCCGTGGTACTCGCTGTCGATCGTCTGGACGACTGGCGTCAGGTACTCGCCGATGAACTTCGGGCCGTCCGTGCGGCCGTCGGCCAGCGGCTCTAACTTCGATTGCGCAATCGCGACCAGTTCGTCGGCACTGCGCCCCATAGGATTCGCCACCTCGGCACCGATCTCGTCGACGGCCGACAGCAACTGCCGAAGCTTCGCGCGCTCTATCACGATCTCGGCGTAGCGGCGGATGTTCGCCGCACCCGGCGTGCTCTGCACGACCGAATTCAGGTACGGCAAGCCGCCGGTCCGATCGAGCGTCCCGTCGACGGACAGCCGATCAAACACGGTAACTACATCGGCCGTGCGGCCGCTGATGACCAACTTGCTGATCGCCTCGAAGATGATCCGGTGCTCGTACCGGAAGAAGTCGCTGGCGCGCAGTTCGCCGATCCGGTCGATCGCGTCGTTGTCGATCATCAGCGCGCCGAGCACCGACTGCTCGGCCTCGATGCTTTGCGGCACGGCGCGCACGCCATCCTCGAAGTACTGGTCGGTGGCGTTCATGCCGTCTCCTTGAAAAGATCCGGCTGGCGGTCGCGTTCGGCGGCTTGCGCCGCTCGCTCGGCGGCTTCCGTTGCAACGCGCCCCAGCTCATGATTTATGCGCGCTCGTGCGATGTCGACGAATTCGGGCGTCACGTCGATGCCGACGAACGCGAATCCCTCCCGCGCACACGCCTTCCCGGTCGAGCCCGAGCCCATGAACGGGTCAAGCACGGTCCCGCCGGGCAGCGTCACAAGCCGGCAGAGGTAGGCCATCAAGTCGGTCGGCTTGACGGTAGGATGGTTGTTCTTCACCGGATCCGGCTGCCAGCCGTCACGGCGCGTAATGTGCTGGCCGCTCGTGTTGCTGTTCATGCCCCCGTCGCGATCCGGAAGCGCGTCGCATCCCTCGTTGCGGTCCGCGCGCGTCGCCTTAGCGCAGTAGAAGAAGCGAGCGGCGGAACCCGGCGCATCGTGCGGAGCAAAATCTGCATCGGCCGTGCCGGCGAATGCGCCGAACGTGTTGCACGTCTTGTCGCTGTTGCGCCGGACGAGACGGGCGGCTTGGCCCTTGTCATCGCCGAACTGCGCGAATGCCTCTAGCACGTCGTCGCTGCCATCGTGGATCACGTTGGCGGGCCAGCGGCCGAGCGCATAGGCGCGAGCGTGTGCCTGCGCCTCGACTTCCTCATCGGTTGTCGTCTCGTCTCCGGGTACGCGGCACGCATCGATGTTCAGTGCGCCCGTGCCGTGCTCGAGCACGTTCGCCGCAACCGTGCCGACGAGCGGCTTGCGCGCGACAACGATCGGCTCGTGCGCAGGTTTGAGCGCGGTGCCCCAGCCTGACCACTGACGAGCCGCTTCAGAATTTGGTGCCTTGATCTGGCGCTCGACCTGGACGCGTGCCCCTTGTCCGACATTGACGATTCCAGATGCCTCATTTGTTCGCCTGTCCACCCCGATAACGTCGGCTTCCTTCCATGCTTCGCCAGGCGTCCCCTTTCGGTCGTTTAAGCGCCAGACTTCAGCGTCCATCTCGTCATCGAAGGACAGCAACTGCTTGAGCTTGAGCCATTGATCCCAGCGCGGAACGTGTGCGATTTTCAGTTGAGGTGATGCAGTCCAATGCGCGGCCATTCCGGAAAATCCAAAAACCTCGTCGATCTGACGATTCGACAAACCGGCACGATCACGCTGTTCTGCGAGCCATCCAGTCACCCGAAGAATGTCGTCGCGATCATCGCGAACCTTGTCGATCGCCTTCGACACGTCGAGCGACTTCGGGAAGCCGCTGCCGTAGATCCACATGATCTGGTCGCGGAGCTCGAAACCGGCATCCTCGATCGCGCAGGCCATGCGGTGATACGTGCGCGCACCACTGAACGCGAGGAGATGGCCGCCGGGCTTCAGCACGCGCAGGCATTCAGTCCAAACCGCGACGTCGTTCGCCACGCCCGACCGATCCCAGTCGCGGCCCATGAAGCCGATCTCGTACGGCGGATCGGTGACGATCGCGTCGACCGACGCGTCGGGCATGCCCTTCAGCACGTCGCGGCAGTCACCGAGGTGCAGCGTCGCGCTGCCGATCGTGATTGTGCTCATGCTGCGTCCTTGTGCTTGACGACGCCCTCGCGCACGCGCAGGTACGTCTCCCGCTTGATCAGCCAGTCGAAGCCGCAGCGGTCGTCCGCCTTCAGGTTCGTGGCGCAATGCCCGAAGTAGCGGCGCGGCATGTCGGGCTTGTTCGGCGCAAAGCCGATAAAGTCGCGGATCGCCGCGGCGCGCTGGGCGCTGAACGGCGCGGTGATGGCGCGGGCCCAGTCGGCCGGCATCAGCTCGTTGTAGGCGTCCATGACATCCTGCTCGGCAGCCGTGTACTCGACCTGGTCCGGCTCGTCCTCCCACATCCGGCCGTTGAGCCAGGTGCCCGGGTATGGGATGAACTTGCCGTTCTCCCGACGCCAGTCATCGCGGCTACGTTTCGCGACCTCTACGGCTTTCAGCAGGACAGCAAGCAACGAGTCGTCCGGGCTCAGCTTCGCGAACGCCTTCTCGGCGTCGGCCCGGTTCCGCTTCTTCGGGTATGCGGCATAGAAGGTCGCGAACCGCTCGACCAGCTCGCCAGTCAGTGCGCTTGCGCACTTGTCTTTTGGAGTTGTCTTTACTGTGTTTTTAAGCGTTGTCTTTTGTGGTTGTCGTTTTGGCAACCCCCTCATGGCTGAATCGACAACCCCTGCAGTTGCCGATTCGACAACCCCCGGTTGTTGATTCGACAACTGTGGTTGAATCGGCAACGGTTGCTGAATCGGCAACTGTGGTTGTTTCGACAACTGGGGTTGTTGATTCGGCAACTCCCAATCCTTGTGCCGCTTGTTTATCCCGAGGGTATGGCTGTGCGTGCCTGCTTCGCGAGTGAGGATCCGCATCGCTTCCAGTTCGCGGATCGTGCGGCTGAGATTCGACTTGTCGATGCTGGTCATCAGCCGCAGTTGCGACAGTCCGATGTCGTCGCGCGTCTTGTTCCAGCCGTACGTCTTGCGCGCCACGGCCATGACGACGGCCCATTGCCGGGCCGTCAGACCGGCGCAGAGCAGCGCATCAAGCAGCTCGTTCGCGAGCCGCGTGAAGCCGTTCTCGATCTGCGGAGAAGCGTTGTCCACTCGTGCGCCTCAATGCGATCCGTTGCGGGAGGTCACGAAGTCGCGCAGCTGCACGATCGCGTCGCCGGCCATCCATTGCGCAGCGTCGAGCGTTGTCGCCATGCAGATGCGGTGAAGGAGTTCCGACACCTGCGCGAGCCGCGGGTCGGTGATCGGGTAGCCGTCGCGCGTGAGCTTCAGCTCGTCGACGCGGCGCGCGAGCGCGCGCTCGGTTGCGGTCTGGGTTTTCATGCTGCCCTCTTCACGTTGCCCATCGCGAGCGCCTGCGCCTGAATGCGCTCAAGCGCGGCCGACGCCTTCGTGAGCACGTCGGCCGCCGTCTGGATCGTCTCGGTGAGCTTGACGACGTCGTCTTCCGGCGCCTTGCGGTCGGGCCGCGCATGCATGGTTTCGTCGCACGCGTACTGCAGGGGCTCGTAGCTGTTGCAGAAGCGCATCAGGGCGATCACCTGGCCGAAGCGCAGGCTCTCGTCGCCCTTCGGGTTCAGGCACGTCTTCAGCTTCGCGTACGCGCTCTCGGGTTTCATGTCAGGCCAGAGGAAGGAGGCAACTTCCTTGATCGTCTTCCCGCTGTTCGAGACCATGAGTTGAAGCGCCTCATGCTCGTCTTCGTAGAACAATTTCGTTTGCATCCATGTAGCGCTGACGCGCCCCCGGCTTGGTTCTCAGGCTGCCGCTCTCCGTCTCCCCCCTCTCGCCCCCATATCGTTAGGGGTTCATAGGGTTTCTCGTTGCGGCCCAAAAAGTGGACCCTGCGGTCCATGAACTACTCGCAGGAAGCCGCATGAATGCCGCCACCTTCGTTCCCCGTTGTTCTCAGAACCGCCCGCGAGTTGCGGACCGTTCAGGCGTAAAAAAGCCCAGCCCTTGGGCCGGGCGAACCTTCCCGCGCCGGGGTGAGCGGGAGGAGACCACTGGTACTCGCCGCGCACACTCGCGCGGCATCGAAATCGCTACGTCATCCGACGGCGTCGCCGACTGCGGCGCTGCCGACGACACCTTCATCGGATGCGCGAGTGGCGGATTCGCCGCGGGCCTTCTGCTCGACGTAATCCCAGTCCATCGGGATGCGCTTGCGCGTGTCGGTGGCACCCTTCTTCGCCTCCCACGCGTTGTTCACGTCCCGATAGCTGACGGCGCCTCCAGATTCGCGATCGATCGCCGCGCACAACTCCGCGCGCGCCGGCTCGTTGCCGTACGCGATCTGCATCAGGCGGTCGAAGGTCGACCCGCAGCGCTTGCCGAACGCTTCGCGTTCTTCGCGGGGCAGTTCGAGGAGGTAGGTATGAAGGTCCATGAGCACAATTTAGAAGTTTCTCAACGTTACGTCAAGAAACATCTAAGCCATGCGTTAGAAATTTCTTGTTGTAATCCGGGCATGGACATTTATGAAAACCGGCGCCAGTGGTTGGCGTACTGGATCGAGCACGATTTCAAAGGCGATCGGGCGGCGGCCGAGCGCGCCACGGAATACTCGCGCTCGCAGCTTTCGCAGTTCCTCTCGAAGAAGTACCAGGGCGGCAAGAGCATTCAGGAGCGCGCGGCGCGCATGATCGAATCGCGCTTCGGCAAAGCCGAACGCATCATGGAAACGCCCGCGCCGACAGCGGACCGGCCGCCGCTCGTCCCGACGCTCAGATATGAAGGCGAGCCGCCACCGGTGAATACCGACGAGCAACAATTACCGGATTTTGTGCGAAAGGCGATCGAAGCCGTGAAAGTTGCACACTCGAAAGGCGCGCCTCGCGAAATATTCGACGGAATTACAGCGCTTTTGTCGACGCTAAACGTGCACGACAGTGGCACTATTACGTCTCAACAAGACGAGACGGTATCAAAGGCCGCGTCCCCTCTCGCCAGCATGAGCGAGACCGCCGAACAAGAGATGAGGGACGCCGAAAGCCGCCTCGCCACACGGGACGAGGACCATCGTGCGGCGCGAAGATCCGGGGAACGACGATCGAAAAATATTCGACATTGATGAGTACAGGAGACGTAGGACCGAGAAAACCTTCGACCCAGGATGGTCGCCCATGGCTGCTCGCAAGCCGGCCGCGTTCGACGGTCAGAAGTCCCTGTACCGCGGCAACCTGTACGTGCATATCGACGACGATGGGAAGGTCGAATTCGAGATCGTGCGCGCGGAGCGCGGCGACGCGCCGGCCCTCGTCATGGCCTGCCTGATCATGTGCATGCGTTTGACCAAGCTGATCGACGAGGAACACCGCTCGTAATGTCCACGCGGAGGGGCTATGCCCGCAGTCAAGTACGTCGCCGGAACCTGTCTCGCGATACTCGCGGTCGTCCTGTTCATCGCCCTCGTCACGACTGGCAGTGAATCTCCGGAACACCTCGAAGCGCGCAAGCGCGAATGCGCGAACGCGATCATGTCGAGCATCGATACCAGCACGCGCAACTACACCGACAAGGCGGCCTACGACGCCAACGTCCGCGAACACTGCCGCGGGCTCGAGATGAGCGGCGTCGCGCTAGACAAATGACCTGACATCCCCGCTTTCTCGCCGGCGCGCAACGCGACGGCCGCGTCCCGATCCCCGCGCCTGAACGCGGGCAATCCACCTCTGCCCGACTCTCGGGCTTTTTTTTCGCCTCTCGATTTAGAAACTTCTTGACATGATGTTAGAACTATCTAAACTGAAGTCATCGAAGCACTGATGACCCGTAGGAGGCAGCCATGAAGCAACTCGCAATCGTCCTTTTCGTTTTCGCCGTCGCCGCGGTCATCGGCAGCGTCGTGAACCGCGAGCTGCACTTCGTGGCTGACCAGATTCACGCGGCGCTTGTCGTCGCACCGACGCGCTGACCAACTGCGCCCGCTACAGGAGAAAACCGTGACAACCGACGTGAATAACTTCGACCCGCGCTTCACCGTCACGCTTGCGGCGCTCCGCAAAGCTGGCGCGTGCTACGAGGGCTACAACAAGCTGGTTCGCTCGATCCAGGGCAAAGCGTTCAGCGCGGAAGACGCGGATCGCAACAGCTACATCCCCTTCAAGCACGACGCCGAAATTCCGCTACTCGACATCCTCAAGAGCAACGGGCTCGACGATGCGCTATGGACGCTACGCTGCATATCGGGTGCCGACCGCGATCTGCGCTTGTTCGCCGTCTGGTGCGCGCGGCAAGTCGAGCACCTCATGCAAGACCAGCGCAGCAAAGACGCACTGAACGTCGCCGAACGCTTTGCTAACGGGGAGGCTACCGATGAAGAACGGGCCGCCGCATGGGACGCCGCACAGGCCGCCGCAGGAGCCGCCGCAGGGGCCGCCGCATGGGCCGCCGCACGGGCCGCCGCAGGGGCCGCCGCATGGGCCGCCGCACGGGCCGCCGCACGGGCCGCCGCACGGGCCGCCGCATGGGCCGCCGCATGGGCCGCCGCACGGGCCGCGCAAAAAGAGATGTTCGAGCGCATGTGTCTCGGCACTGCTCCTTGGCAACAAGCCAAGGTTGCCGCCTGACCAACTGCGCCCGCTACAGGAGAACGATGATGCAAACCGATCTGCTTTCCGCCCTGAAGGCTGCCCACCTCGCCGCGTATCGGCGCGACGACCACGAGCAGATGAACGTCGCCGCGCGCGCGATCAGCTACGCGGCATCCGGTGAGCGCGAGCTCGCGCGGCAGCTGGCCGAGCAGCACGGCCTGATCGCGGTCGAGGCCTGACGTGAACGCGATCGCTTCCTATCAGCGCGGCTGGAACGACCGGATGCTCGGCCGGCCCTTCGCGCCCAGCAGCCTGTTTGATTCCGCCTACCGCGCCGGGTACGTCGACGCGCGCGGCGCCTGATTCGCCGAGGTGTGCCATGCGAATGACGAAAGCAACCCACCGCGCCGCGCGGAAGAGCCTGGACGGGCACATCCGTTTCCTCGGCTTCGACGGCCGCACGTACCAGGTGCTGACGCTGCACGACCTGCCGCAGTGCCCGGCCATGCGCATCGAGGCCGCGTACAGCGCTGGCCGGATGGTTCGGCCGCGCTGAACCCCGAATCGCGCGGCGCCCCCGCGCTGTAGCACCGCTGTTCCACTAGATCGAGAGGTAGACATGAACACCGAACTTCACATTGACCTTCAGAAGGTCGAATCGTCGCGCATCCACAGCATCGGCTACGACGCCGAATCGCAAACCCTCGCGATTCGTTTCTTGCGCGGCGATCAGCCCGGCCCCCTCTACTACTACTCGAACTACCCGACCGAGGAGTTCGAGAAGTTCACGAACGCTGAATCGATCGGCTCGCATTTCGCGCGATTCATCAAGCCGTTCGATAAGCGCTTCCCGTATCGAAAGATCGACGAGTAGTAATCAGCCTGAGACAAGGCACAGCGAGATAGGGCCACGCACGATTGGGTATAGCAAGACATCGCAAGGGCTGTTTCCAGCGATCAGGCTGCGGCCTGATCGGTGCGAATAGCACCATGGCTCGACGCTGCGTGACAGGTCCAGACTGGGCTGAGCGCGGCCCGGCATGGCACGGCAAGGTTTCCAACGAGAGGAAGACATGAAGACCGCAATCGCAACCATCAAAGGTGTTTCGCCCTACTCACAGTCGAAGCACTACAGCACCGAAAAACTCCCGAAGGAGTTGGCGAAGGATTACGAGACGCGCACCTGGCGCGATCGGCTCCACGCTACCGACGACGGCACCGTGTTCATCCCGCCGATGTCGTTCAAGAACTGCCTGAGCGAAGCGGCGAAGTTCCTGTCGCTCCAGATTCCAGGCAAGGGCAAAGCGACCTATACGAAGCACTTCGAAGCAGGTGTGCTGGTGACGGACGCGCTGCACCTCGACATCAAGAAAGACGATGTTCCCGGTGAATGGCTGTTCGTGCCGGCCGACGGCATCCGTGGCTCGGGGAAGCGTGTCGAGAAGTGCTTCCCTGTCATCCACCAGTGGAGCGGCGACGTCACGTTCCACATCCTCGACGAAACGATCACACGGGATGTGTTCGAGCACGTCCTGACGCAAGCGGGCGCCTTCATCGGCATCGGCCGATTCCGTCCGCGCAACAACGGCTTCTATGGCCGCTTCAAGCTCGAAAGCTTGAACTGGCAGTGATTTAGCAAGGCGCTGCGGGCCGCGTCAGGGCAAGGCTAGGCTGGTCCCGGCATCGCTCGACTGGTCGCCGCATGGTGTGGCAAGTCCGGACTGGACAAGACAAGGTTTCCATCGAGGATCAAATGAGCAACCAACCTGATTTCAAGCTAAGCGCGGATAGCGCAGCACTCGTATCGCGCCTCAAAGAGGCATCGGTCGGTGAAGTAGTCAGCTACGAAGCGCTGTCGAAGATCGTCGGTCGCGACGTACAGAGCGTGGCGAGCGGTGCGCTCCACTCGGCTCGCCACATCGTCCAGCGCGAAGTGCGCGTGATTTTCGGCGTGATTCGCGGAGTTGGCCTGAAGCGACTGAGTAGCGAGGAAATCGTCGATGCGTCGACGAAGGATCGACACAAGATTCGGCGTCACGCAATCCGGTCTGCGCGTAAGTTGGTTTGCGTCGACTACGACCAGCTCACGCCGAGCAAGCAGGTCAAGCACAACGCTGAACTCGCCGCCTTCGGCGTGTTGCAAGAGATCACCACCGAGAAGGCAGTCGAACGCATCAGCAAGAAAGTGGAGGAAACGAAGTCCACGTTGCCGATCGCTAGAGCCGCAATGGAAGCGCTCGGCAGCGTGAGTTGACTAGGCTACCGAAGCCAGCACGGCTCCAACAGTGCCTTCGCGGGTGGGATGCCCGCCATAACACAGGCAACCGAGGTGTGACATGAAGGTGAAGATCAGCGGCTTTATTCAGGCCCGGCAGTCGAGCGTCACGGACGCCCTGCACTTCTCGTTCTCTGCGTTCGACGACATGACCCAGTACGGCTACGTCGCCGTCATGCCGCACGAGATCGAGATCGACCTGCCGGAAGGTTTCGACATTCGCGCGAAGCAGGTCGACGCGCTCGAGAGCGAGAAGCGCCGCCTCGGCGCCGAATTCACCGCGCGCGTCACCGAGATCGACAGCCAGATCCGCTCGCTGCTCGCAATCGAGAACGGGGCGACGTCGTGAGCCCGATGGCCCTCCGCCCCGCCCTGCGCCGGTACGCCGCGCACCTGAACCGTCGGCAGCGCCGCGCGTGGATGATTGCTCGGCTCCAGCGGTCGCCGCGCGTCGCGATCAGCAGCGGCTGGCTGCCGCGCACGGTGGCGCGCACGTACGCCTACGTCAGCGTCGGAGGCAAATGATGAACGCACTCACACATTCGCCCGGCCCGTGGGAATGGGTCGGCAACTGCCTGGAAAGCAAAGCGCCGGGCCACTATGAATCGGTGCTCGAGGCGAAGGTCAGCTGCGGCCAGTTCTGCTACGGCGGCAGCGTCGAGCTGACGATCAGCGACGCCGACAAGAAACTGATCGAGGCGTGCCCCGACCTGCTGATGATCCTCGAAATCATCGCGGCCGACGACGACGCGGCGCGCCGCGAGCGGCGCCAGCCGCTGCTCATGAGCGGCGTGCGCATGGCGCTCGACGCGGCGCTGATCAAGGCCGGCCGCAAGGCTGCGCCGGTACGCAACGGAGATTGACATGATCGACTTCACCGACAAGGAAATTCTCGCCATTCGTGATCGCGTGCAAGCGGAGTTGACGGAAGGCGGAAAGATCGCGCTCGGCTACGAACTGGACGTCGCTTTCGGTCGCGCAATAGCCGAGGCAGCGCTCGAAAAGGCTGCGCCGGAGCCGGTGCGGCACGTGACGATCGCGGGGGTGCGTGATGAGTGAGTGCTATTGCGATCACGAGATGCCATCGGTGTATGTGCGGGAAACGCGCAAGGCGCGTAAAGAACACAAATGCGCTGAATGTGGCTCAAAGATCAAGCCGGGGCAGCAGTACGAGCACACCTTTGGCATTTGGGACGGCTATCTGGATCGGATCAAAACATGCGAGCGCTGCGTGGGCATGCGCGAGTTCGTGAAGGCTCATGTCCCGTGCTTCTGCTGGGAGCATCACAACCTGTATGAATGCTGCATAGACACGGCAAGCGAATACGCGCACGAAGCCCCCGGTCTGTTGTTCGGCACATATCGCCGCTCGATTCGGCGGGAGGCATGACATGCGCTGGCTAGACCGACTGCACGCCAAACACCCTCGCCTGACGATGGCCGCCGCGATCCTGATCGTGTTCGCCGCCCTCTACGTCGCGAGAGAGATCGACCACACGAACTCGGACCTGCTCCGGTGGCAGCTTGCCGCCGCGCGCACGGCCTGACCACCTCTGGAGCTACAACGCCATGAACGCACTCACTCAGCGCGAATCCGGCACCCTGCCGTCAATGCAGGTTGACGAGAAGGAACTGATCGACGTCCTACGTAATTCGCTCTATCCGGGCGCACAGGACGCTTCGATCAAGATGGTTCTGAGCTACTGCAAGGCAGCCGCCCTCGATCCGATGCAGAAGCCCGTGCATATCGTCCCGATGCAGGTCTCGACCGGCAGGAAGGACGAAGACGGCTGGGACATCAAGGAAAACCGCGACGTCATCATGCCGGGCGTCGGCCTGTACCGCTCCCAGGCAGAACGCACCGGACAGTACGCCGGGATTTCCGAACCCGAGTACGGGTCGCCGAAGCAGCTCACGTTCGATTCCGAAGTGTGGGAGTCGGTGAACGGGAAGCGCGTGAAGCGCTTGCAATCGGTCACGATCGAGTACCCCGAGTGGTGTCGCATTACGGTCGAGCGCGTTGTCGATGGTGAAGTGCGCCGCTTCACAGCACGCGAGTACTGGATCGAGAACTACGCGACGAAGAGCAACAAGACGACCGAGCCGAACGCGATGTGGAAGCGCCGCCCTTACGGCCAGATCGCGAAGTGTGCTGAAGCGCAGGCACTACGGAAGGCATTCCCCGGCAGCGTCGGCTCGCAGCCGACCGCCGAGGAAATGGAAGGCAAGCAGTTGCTTGATGACGATCGCATGATCGACATGCCGCAGTCGTCGAAACCGCCCGTCGATCAGCCGCAGTCGCGCAGCGCGAAAGCAAAGCCGGCGGACGTCACCGACGTCGATTCAACTCCCGCCGAAGCCGCCCCTGCTGCGCAGTCGGCTGCATCTGGTGGCGAGAAGCCGGTGGCGAAGCCCATCAGCGAAAGCATGCTGACCGTGCTGAAGAAGAAGATGGAAAACGCCGGCGTCGGTGAAACCGACCTGAAAAAGAAGTTCGGCATCGGCCTCGATAGCGTAACGACCGCGAACTATAACGCGATCACCGACTGGCTGAAGGACCCGACGCAATGAGCACGCTTCACTTCGATGAGGCGCGGCACGAGTATCGCGTCGACGGTCGGCTTACCCCGGGCGTGACGCGGTTGCTCTCGCCGTTGGTCGACTACTCGATGATTCCGCGCGAGACGCTGGAGCGCGCACAGCAGCTCGGCGTCGCCGTTCACAAGATGACCGAGCTGTACGACAACGACGACCTCGACGAAGACAACTTGTCCGACGAGCTGCGCCCGTATCTCACGGCGTGGATCCGCTTCCGTAACGAATGCCACTTCGAACCGAACACGATCGAGCACCGGATGGCGCACCCGCTCTATCGATACGCCGGCACGTCCGATCGCACCGGCATCGTGAAGAGCCGGCTCGCGGTGATCGACATCAAGAAGATGTTCGTGCTCGGGCCGCAGATCGGGCCACAGCTCGCCGCCTACCAGAAGCTTCACGAGGCCGAAGGCCTGAAGGTTATCGACCGTTACGCCCTCGGCCTGCGGCCCGATGGCACGTATCGACTGCAGCCGTACGCTGATCCGCTCGACTGGCAGTGCTTTCTATCCCATCTCACGATCCACAACTGGAAGGCGAAATATGCAACCCGCTGATCAAACCCAAGACGGCCCGCTGGTCAACCTCCACTTCGACCGGCCACCGGCGACGCTGCAGAAGACCGCGCAGGATGCGCTCGCGACCGCGAAGTCGTACGTGATCGACAGCCCCGAGATGTACCAGCTCGCGGCCGACGAACTCGCGCAGATCAAGACGCTGCAGAAGAACGTCGAGAAGCAACGCACCGACATCACCGGCCCGATGAACGCCGCGTTGAAGGCGGTCAATGCGCTGTTCAAGGCACCGGGCGACTGGCTTGACCAGGCAGAACAGATCCTGAAGCGCGCGATGCTGGGTTATCAGCAAGCCGAGGAACGCAAGCGCCGCGAGGAACAGGCCGAACGCGAGCGCCAGGCCGCCGCCGAGCGTGCACGCGTGCAGGAGGAAGCTGCTGCCGAGCGCGCACGTTCCGAGCGCGACGCTGCGGCGCTGCGCCAGCAGGCTGAACGCGCACAACAGACCGGCGACGTCGAAGCGGCGGCGCGGCTGGCAACGCAAGCAGAAGCGCGTCAGGAACAGGCTGACATGCTCGTCGATGAGCTTTCGGAGACGAAGCAACTGATCTCCGCGCCGACTGTCGAGCAGGCGTTACCTAAAGTCAAGGGCGTGTCGACGCGCACGGTCTGGAAGGTCGAGGTAACCGACAAGCTGGCGTTCGTGAAGTACATCGCCGCGCACCCGGAATACCTCGAACTCATCGAGCCGAACATGCCGGCCGTGAACAAGCTCGGTCTCGCGCTGAAGAAGGCGTGCCCGCTCGAAGGCGTGCGCGTCTACGAAGACCAGCAGCTCGCGTCGCGCGCCGCGTAACCGCGTCTTCACCCCCACAAAGGATCGTCATGTCCGAATTCCGCTTCTTCAAGATCAAGATGAAGGTCACGAGCGTCAATGTCCGGCAGGAGCTGAACGGCGAGGAGCACCGCCTCGCCATGGACATCGGCCTCGAATTCAACCAGTCGAACCGCGCGCTCGACAAGCTCGATAGCCGTCTGCTCCAGACGTTCTACTGGAAGTCGCCGACCGGCCCGGCGCAGGAAGACCTCGCAGGCGTCGAGAGCGTCACCGACTACCCGAACCTGCGCTTCGAACAGCTGGTCGCGCCGTTCAAGTGGTCCGAGAAGTACGAGGAAGGCCTGTTCCGCGTGCACCACGGCGACGACGAGTCGAACGACATCGTGATGCGCGAGGCGAAGATCAACGAGATCAAGTTCTGGCCGAAGGAAGGCGGCACGACGACGTTCAACGCGCGCGTGCAGTGCCACCCGGACGAGGCCGACGTCGCGCGCATGTGCACGGTGTTGCAGAGCGAAATCACGGGGACGATCGACACGGATCCGGACGACGACGAGCCGCCCGCGCCGACCGAGAAGGTCGAGAAGCCGGCACGCGCCGGGCGCCTCAAAAAAGGCGCCAAAAACGGACAGGCCGACGCTTTCGCCGACGCGGCCCAGCAGATCGCGGACGGCCAGACGGCCGCGTAACTGAACGGGCGAAGCCGCCGGCCGACAGGAATTGGCGCGATGCGCGGTTCTCCGACCGCGCCGGCGGCAGAGCCCCTACCCGAGGTGACTATGTATCTCTCAGACGATCAGATGGCCGTCGTTTCCGGCACCAGCATTCGCGGCTGGGAGGAAGTCGACTTGCCGGTGGGTCGGCAGTCGTTGCCAGCGTGGGTCGCTGGCGCGCACGTTGACTGGAAAAACGGCCGAGTGAATTCGCCCGACGTGCTGCTGAAATTGCGCGGCAAGAATTTCGACTGGCCCGACAAGCGCTGGGCCAAGGAAGCAGACGGCATGTATATCGCGCGGCACGCTGATGGGCGCGCCGAAGTCATGTATCACCGCGGCGCCATCAGCATGGTGGAACTGAAAGACGAACGGCAGCTCAGCGCCGGCGTGAAACCTTCTGACCTGGCTACGGTAAAAGTCCGCGCTACCACGCAGCAAGACGGGTTCGCAGGCCGCCACTACTGGCTGATGATGGAAGATGGCGAACCCCTTGTGCTTCGCGGACCCTGGCACGGTGGCGCACCTGCCGGGTACGTCGAAGTACTGACGGTCGACATGGACACGTCCTGGAACAGAGATTACCGCTGGTATCAGGGTCGCCCTTGGTTCAAACGCGGTGCTTGCTTCGGCCTGTACATCACCGAATACCTGTTCCTGCGAATCGTCGCGCATTACGCCGCACACGCCCGGGTTGCACGCGTGACGCACTCCTACGGCCCGCGGCTCGACCTGCATCGAGCCGAATGGGGCATGCCGAAGGAGTTCATCTACGAGCTCGAGCGCGGCCGCGCCGTACGCAAAGAGCCGGCCGGCGAGTTCTGGCGTGTCTACTGGGACAACCACGAGGGCTACTGCGGCTCGCTGCGCATCCCGACGTACGGCTTCCGTCCGGAAGTGACCGACTTGCCGACGGCGGCAGATCACGAACTCGCCAATCGGAGGCCGTGGTGACCGCCCTTGCCGAAGCCTTCGATCGCGCCGCCGGCAAGAAAGGGCCGTGCACGCCGTGGAATCCGTCGCGCAGCGCGATGCGCCGCGTGCGCAACCCGCTGCCTGCACCGACCGAGTGCCGCTTCTGCGGTGGCGCCGTGCGCATCGCGCGCAACAGCGAGATCTACGGCCGCGACTTCGGCGACTGGCCGTGGGCGTACCTGTGCGGCGGCTGTCGCGCGTACGTCGGCATGCACCCGCAGACCGCGATCCCGCTCGGCACGCTCGCCGACAACGAGACGCGCGCGGCGCGCATGCGCGCGAAGGCCGCGTTCAACCCGCTCTGGCAGCGCGACGGCATGTCGCGCAGCGAGGCGTACAGCTGGCTCGCCGCCCGGCTCGGCATCGCCGTCGGCGAGACGCACATCGGGTGGTTTGACGTTGCCATGTGCGACCGCGTGGTCGCCGTTATTCACCAGGAGCACCAATGACCGATACGCAAGATCCGCTGTGGCGCGCGCTGACGCGCCTCGAGCACGCCGAGCTGAGCGACGTCGATCGCAACCTGCTCCGGCCGGCGTTTGCCGCGCTGCACGGCAGCCAAGCGATGCGCCTCCCCGAGACCGTCATGGCGCGCATCCGGCACCTCGACGCGACGCTGCCGAAGACCGAAGCGGCGTAACCGAGCCGCCCACGTTACGAGATGACCACCATGATCCGCTCTCTCCCGAACTGGATGACGTTGATTCTGCTGCGCGTGCACGGCCGCGCTGCGCGCACGCCCTACTTCGACCTGCCCGGCTACATGCTGCGCAACTGGATCCTTGGCGCGCGAAGCGTCGAGCGCAATCGCGACAACCCGGCGTGGGGCGATGCCGCGCTGCCGCGCGCCGGACTGATGTACCGCTGGCTATGCACGCGCATCGCGATCCGCGCACACACGATCCTCCGCAGCGACCGAGATCAACACCTGCACGATCACCCGTCGTGGTCGGTCTCGATCGTGCTCGACGGCGGCTACTGGGAAGTGTTCGAACCGACTCCGTTCGCGCTGAGCTGTCCGCTGATGTACCGCAGCGCACTGGAGACGATCAAGCAGTCGTGGATCGCGCCAGAACGCGCCGGCGACCACCTGTATCTGAACGACTTCGGCATCTATTGGCGCGGTCCGGGTGCAATCGTCGTGCGCCGTGCCGGCGACTTTCACCGGCTCATCCTGCCGCGCGCGACGGTCGCGAAGTCGATCTTCGTGATGGGGCGCCGCACGAACGCATGGGGTTTCCTGACGCCGCACGGGAAGGTGGGCTGGCGCGCGTATCTCGCGAGCGCTGACGCGACGACGCAGCGGGACGAAGAAGTCAAGGAAAAGTGAACCACCAGCCGCGCGGCACCCGTCGCGCGGCAACCCGGCCTCAACGTCGGCGACATGGGTGATGGGTGGGCGCCGTCACACCGGCTTATTCATGCCAACGCTGCCACATGCGAACCGTGTCGCCGCCATTGAGGCTTGTTCTACTGATTTAGAGGATGCGACCTTGAACTGGATCGACCAATCCCACCGCGGTGACTGCCGCGATCTGATGCGCGCGATGGCCGCCGACGGCGTGCGCGTGCAGACGATCGTGACCTCGCCGCCGTACTGGGACCTGCGCTCATACCTTCTCGATGGCCACCCGGACAAGGCGCGCGAGATTGGCCAGGAGCCGACGCTACGCGAGTTCATCGACACGCTGGTCGGTGTGTTCGACCTCGCGCGCGAGCTGCTCGCCGATGACGGCACCCTCTGGCTGAATCTCGGAGACTCATACGGCGCGAATAAGCAACTCCAGATGGTGCCCGGTCGCGTTGCCATTGCGTTGCAGGACGCCGGCTGGTACCTGCGGCAGGACATCATCTGGCACAAGCCAAACCCGATGCCGGAGAGCGTGCGCGATCGCTGCACGAAGGCGCACGAGTACCTCTTCCTGCTCAGCAAGAGCGAGCGGTACTACTTCGACGCGGACGCCATCGCGGAATCAGCTTCCGGAACCGAAGAACGAGCGCAGCAACGACGTGCGCGCGAATTGGCCGCTGAGCACGGCTTGACCGACGAGCATCTTGCAGCAATCAGGGCTGTCGGAATCACGGATGCTGGGAAAGCACAGGTAACGCAGGATGGTTTCGGGAAGAACGACCCGCGCGTCCAAGCGCTTGCCGATGAGGCGAAGGCAGCACTCGGCGGCTACTACCGCGAGTTCCTGATTTCGGAGCGTCGCAATCGCCGTAGCGTCTGGATGATCCCGCTGATGCCGTACAAGGGCGCGCACTTCGCGACCTTCCCCGAAGCGCTGGTAGAACCCTGCGTGCTCGCCGGCAGTCGGCCGGGCGACGTCGTGTTCGATCCGTTCTTCGGCAGCGGCACGACGGGCCAAGTGGCGCAGCGGCTCGGCCGCCGCTTCCTCGGCTGCGAGCTGAACCCCGACTACGAAACCTTGCAACGCGACCGGCTGCGTCAGCCTGGGCTCACGCTCGCCTGACCACCTGAGGACCAAACACCATGACGACCGCCGAAAATAGCCGCGCTGATGCGCCGACGGACGAGCAAATCGCATCCGCATGGTTTGCCACGTCCGACGCCAGAAATCTGAGGCCTCACGAGCGCGCAGTTGAAGTTGTGCGGAAGTTCCTTGCTGCGTCCCCTGTCGAGAAGCCCGCACCCTCGCTGATCGACGAGGATGCCGAGGTTCCTCCGATCATGTACAACGGCGACACCAAGCGTGATCCCGCGCTGCGCGAACTGCTTGCACGACAAGCCACGCGCCATGTGCTGACCAATTCGCGCGGAGACAGTAAGCAGCCCGCAGCAGCGCCGATCGACATAGGCGTCGACTACCTCGAAAAGCTCCGCGCGCTGATGGTGCGGCTCGGTCTCGCGACCAATGAATCGCTCGAAGGGTTCGGTGCGGCGCTGGAGGACAACCTTTATCGCACGATCCGCGCGGTGGAGGCGCTCGTTGACGCGACTGTAACGCCCGCACCCTCGCCGGCGGATGAGCGGGCGGCGTTCGTAGAACGCGTGATGGGAATGTTCGAAGCGTGGCCGAATGGCAAACCTGGCCCTACTGACGAGCCCGAATCTCATTATCGCTTTGGCTATAACACCGCTCTCGAAGATGTTCTAACTGCGCTCGACGTAGGCTCACCGACGCGCCGCGCCGCATCAGCCAACGAGACGGGGGCGGAAGGGGCGGCAATCGAGCTGTTACGGAAGTTCATGGAATATCGAGATTCGGATTACGTTCCGAACGTGTTGTTCGACTGCGCTAGAACGATCATCGATAACGCTATGGCGGCAGCAGCGCCGATCGACGAGCCGACCGAACTCGAACAGGTGATCGCCTGCCTTGGCGACGATGCTGCCACGCTGCGCCATGCCGATGAATATGTCGAGATGGCGGACAACATGGAAGCCGCTGCGCGCCTGCTGGAATCGAGCCATGGCGAAATCTTGCAAAAGATCGGCGGCGCTCTTGGATTGCTTGCTGGCGATGATCTACATCGCCATGTGCTCCCCGCACTTCATGGCGCACTAGATGACGCGAGAAGATGGCGTGCTTTCCGTGATCGCGATTCTTTCGATAATCTGGAATACGTGGCGTTTCAAGATCAATTCAGGGAAGACGCGGACCGCATTATTGATGCCGCGATAACGGAAAAAGATGAAGATCGCGCGGGCGAGGAGATGTGCAATCGCTGGCCGTGGGAACGCGTCACCGCACCTTCGCCGGCGGACGAGCGGGCGGCGTCGTTCGAGGCGTGGTGTGATCGCTTTCCGGAAATCAGTGCAGTCGAGCGGTTGCGGGATGCATGGCAAGAAGCCCGCGCGGCAGCATCGCCCGCTGCGGAGCGAGTGACCGCCGCCCTCCAAGCGTTGTCAGCCGATGTCCATATTCTAGGCGACGGTTGGGCGAACGACGAAGCGATGATCGGTCTCGCAAAAAAGTACCTGCGAGTCGAGCTCAAGCCTGCATCGCCGGAACTTTCCCTATGGCGAGATTTTGTGCTCCTTGCCGTAACCGACACCGCCCCGCAACCCGCGCAGGCCGACGCACCGGCAGAGGCGCGCGAGCCGATCGCGTGGGTAACTGATGACGACCGGGCAATCACCGCCGCGCAAAAGCAACGCGCATTGGCAGATGGCGGCGCTACCGCATCATCGGTGCGGCCGTATTCGATTCCGTGCTACGCCGTCAGCGCCCCCGCCGATGCGGGAGAGGCGCGCCTGACGGACGCTGCGCGTGACATGCTCGCCGAGCGCCGCCGGCAGGTAGAAGCGGAGGGCTGGACGCCGGAGCATGACGACCAGTATCAGCATGGTGCAATCGCGCTGGCCGCAGCCTGCTATGCGGCAAATGCTGGAGGTGTCGCGTGGGCCGACCCGTTGCCGTCATTCTGGCCATGGATGCACAACTGGTGGAAGCCGACCACGCCGCGCCGCGGTAGCCGCTGGCCGTTGCCGCGCCGCTGTCGCCGCTGGCCGTTGCCGCGCCGCGATCTCGTGAAGGCCGGCGCACTGATCCTCGCCGAACTCGAACGTCTCGACCGTGCCGCCCTTCTCAATGGAGCCGACCATGACCAGTAAGCCCACCGACGACCTGCTGCAACGCTGTCGCGAGCTTCTCGAATTGAATGAGAAGGGCGAATCCCAGCAAACCGCGCTCCGCGCCTTGGCAGCGACCTACGATCGCGAGATCCCAGCGCATGACCGGCGCACGATGGCGGTGTCGCAGACCCACCTCGAAGCGATGCGCGCGCTTCTCGCCGCGCGCCCGGCTGAATCGTGGCAAGTCGAGATCGACGCCTACAAGCGTGAAGTTCGGGAGCTTGAGGCCGTGCTTCGCATTCCGGAAAAGATGGAGGATGACTGGATTCGGGCCGATGTTCAGCGCCCTATCGAAGCGGGAATTCCCTCCGATGACGATGTACTCGCATGGAACAATGATCCCGGATTCGCGACGATCATCTCGGCAAGTTTCATCAGCCCAAGCTTCCCCGAATACACCCATTGGAAGAAAAAGCCGGAGGCGCCGGCTGATATCGACCATGCCAAAGGAGTAGACCATGCCGAATGACAACGTGCTGACTGCCGAAGCGCGCGCCACGATCATGGACGCCTGCCGGAGCATTTCGCGCGGAGCCGACGGCCTGAAGGCCGGTTGCGCGATCGGCGATGAATGGCCCGACGCCGAGGACAAGGCATTCTACGATGCTGAATTGCGGCTGCTCGCGCGCTTGGTCGCCCTGCTCAACGATTCGGGCCAGTCGGAGCCGGAAACAGCAACAGTTGCTCGCATCGAGCAGTTGCGCAAGGCCCTGTTCGAGTCACGCGATGCGATGAGGGTCATGTCGAACTGGGTGAAGAAATCTGATCCGGCCGGACACTCGTGGGCCGTGCGCATGGTCGATCGTGCGAACGCCGCACTGAATGGTGAGCCGGAGCCGCGCGCCGAGGTGACGGGAGGCGATGAGCTGAAAGCGAGACGCCTTATCCGATACGGCGAATGTCGGTGCATCTTGACGCAATACTGCGATGGGATGTGCAACCCGATTTACGAGGACGACGCCCGCACCGGAGCCTCATCATGACCACTCCCCGCATCAAGAAAGACGACATCCTCGCGCAGCTCGCAAGCGGCACGAAGACCATCTATCAACTCGCATTCGCGCTTGGCGTTCAGCCTGCCGTTCTTCAATGTCGAGTCGACATGCTCTTTTATTCGGGCCGCGTTCGCATCGACTTGCGATGTACGAATGATCTTGGCTATTGCCTCGCACCGGCCGAACCACCGCCGCGAGCGACGCTCGATACACCGCTAGGTGAGCGACGCACCGGCCCGAACCTTCAATCGACGCTCTCCGGATACGATCGCGAATTCACGTGCCGTCGAGAACTTGCTATGGCGACGAGGACGCGATGAGCAAAATGAGAAAACAGTCGCCAGAGCGCACGTGCTCGTGGACGCCCGTAGACTGCAGATCGGATATCTGGGAGACGTCCTGCGGTAAGGATGTCGCGCTCGACGATACGCCGCAGGAATACGGCATGTGCTACTGCTGCTATTGCGGTGGCAGGCTAAACGGAATTGCCTACCAAGGGAATGAGAAGTGTGAGGCGCGCCGCACCACGCCCGACAGGGAGGCGATCATCGAGGAGTGCGCGAAGGTGTGCGATGAAGATGCGTACGATAAATGGAATCTCTATAAGGGCCAGCATCCTTATACAGGTCGAGAGTCCGGCCGAGCTGATCCCTATGTTGAAGGTCGCGCGGACGGTGCCAGCGTTTGCGCAGACCGTATCCGCGCCCTCAAGACCGTCCCCACTAGCGATAAGGGAGGTGCGTGATGAAGGTCACGATCGACGATAACGTGACGGTACTTCCAGTCAAGCCACGTCCGAACCTTGGCGACGAACGTGTTTTCACCACCGTTCCAGTCCAGTCATGCTGGCATAAGCGCTACATCGTAGACGACACGCTGGATGAAGTGACTTGCGCCGACTGCAAAGAGAAGCTGAATCCGATGTGGGTTCTTAAGCAGCTAAGCCACGCCGAACACCGCTACCACGAACTGCACGCGCGCTACCACGACGAGCTGAAACGGCTCGGCGAGCGGTCGCGCACGAAATGCCAGCACTGCGGGAAAATGACGAGGATCAGCAAATCATGATCGACCAAGACAAGATGCGGGCGCTGGCGGCACATCTCCGGGGGCCTTTTGGCTATTGCACGGATCTATCTGAGGAAGCCGCCGACGCCATCGACCTCCTACTGGCAGAGGTGGAAGCCGCTGCGGCGGATAAGCGGAATGCCTTGGCGTTCCGCGATCTTATGGCGGCCGTTATTCGCAATATCAACCACGGCGAGTATAACCGGCCGTATCGCGGAATCGAGAATGCACCGGGTCATGCTCACGACATGCCGGGGATTTGGGATTCTGACAACGGCGCGAAAGCCGGAACGCAATGCGCATGGTGCGCTATGTGGAATGCGGCTCGTGCCGCCCTCGCGCAACGACAGGGAGAAGGATCTTGACTACACGAACGAAAGAAGAAGAGCTCCTGATGAGCCAGATTGCGAATTTGGAGGCAGAGTTGAATCGAAAACGTGAACTCTTGCGCGAAGAACGAGAGCGGAACTGCGGCGTTCGGATTGGAGATATCGTTCTTTACCGCGGCGAAGAATACCGGGTCGCTGAGATCGATCCTCAACCGTATGGTGGAGCATGGGTAAGGGGTAATCCTAAGAAGAAGAACGGGGAGTTCGGTAACCAAATCCGAGCACTTTACAACAGATGGACGCATACAAGTCGCCGCGCCCCTGCTAGTGAGGGAGAACAGAAATGACCGGCCGCCGCATCAACGGAACCGCCGTGTTCGATGTCCTGCGCACCGGTATGCACATCGCGCGCGAGATCGCGACTAAGCTCGACACACCGGCCGCCGAGCCGCGCCTCGCACCCAACCTGCAACCCACGCGCGCCGGCTACGATCGCGAGATTCGTGGCTGGGTCAAACTGTGTATGCTTGCGAGGACACGATGATGGAAACGAACGAAGTAATCAGCCTCGCTCGCCGCGCAGTGCAACTCTACGCAGAGACGCACCCGCGCCCCACACAGGTCACGCAGCTTCAAGCTGCCGAAATGCTTGGGATCAGCCGCGCGACCGTGAGCCGGATGGTGAAGGCGGGACAGCTCAAACTGAACCGCTGCGGCATGATCCCGATCGAGCTAGTCGACGAGGCTCGAGCATCGGTTTAGAGGCGCGCCGCGATGTCCTCTGCCGACTCACGGTAGTAGGTCTGGTGCAAGATTTTCAGGTCAGCATGGCCGCTGATCTTCGCCAGCGTCATGACATCGACTTTGCGTGCCAATCGGGTGAGGGCCTCGGCGCGGGAGTCATGAAAATGCAGGTCGGCAATCTCAGGATATGCGGCCACCAATTGGTCGCGAGCCTTGCGGAACAGCGTGTCCAATGAGCCTGACGAAATCGTGAAGCATTTTTCGCGATCCGCGACCGGTTTCAGAAGCCGCACAGCATGCTTCGACAACGGCACTGCACGCGGCTTCCCGGTCAGGTGCTGCATCTTGTGCGGCACTGTCGCGACGCGCCGCTGCAGGTTAAGCGTCTTCTTCCCCAGGCTGAGAATCTCGCCCGCACGCATGGCGGAACGAAGCGCCACCAGGAAGGCGAGCGCGGCCTCTTGGCTCCTGGTTTCCGGCGCGACGCCCGATCGATAGCCGAGCATCCGGCAGAGCATGCGGACCTCGAGCGGTAATATGCGACGATCGCGCGGCGGCGGATCTGCCGGCAAACGAAACCCCTCGAAGGGATTGGTCTCCATCCAGTGCCACTCCTTTCGCGCGATGCCCAGTGCGTTGCGCAACCAGCTGATATCGCGCTGCACTGATGCAGCCGACACAGCTGGCACCTTCTCCCCATTGCTCCCCACGAACCCTTTCAACCGCGCGTCGCGCCATGCCGCGAGATCGGGGGTTTTCAACTCGGCCAGCGTCCTGTCAGCCAGCTCCGGGAAGTTACGCAGGAACGCGCGCAGGCGCAGCGATTCGGGCCGCGCGCCGCGCTTTGATGGGATGATGTCGTTGTCGTATCGCTCGAGCGTCTCGCGCAGCGTGTGCAGCTCAGCCGCTGGCAAGTCCTTGCGCTGCCGCAGTTCGCTTTCGCGCGAAGCAGCCCATGCCTTCGCCTCACGTTGCGTGCGGAATACCTTGGAATCGCGGGTACCGAGGACCGAGATCTGGACGCGCCAGCCGTCCTTGTGTGGAATGATTGAGGCCAT